GCCAACGATCTCTCCCCGCCGTTTTTCCACCCCCGAACCGCACGAGAAGGGCACTCATGGCTGCCCAACGCTCTTCAACGGCTCTGCGGGCAGTCAAGCCCGGCGAGAAGGCAGCCCCGCGGCCCCGCACGGCGAAGGCTGCTCCGAAAACGGTCACCCAGGCCGCCGCCGACGGCTCGACGCGGGAACTTCTCGTGGCGCTGCGGGCCCGGGTCGCGACGTCGGTGCAGGACCCGACCACACCGGCCCGCGACCTCGCCGCCTTGACCCGCCGGCTGCAGGACATCGTCAAGGAGATCGAGGCGATCGACCTGCGCGAGAAGCAGGACCTCGAGGCCAAGGCGAACGAGGCCGATATCGATGAGAGCTTCGACGCCTCGGCCGTCTAGCCCGCGGCTCAGCGAGGTCGCCCGGCACGTCGTGATGCCCGACGGCATTGTGACGACGGGTTGGCCCAGGGTTGAGGCGAAGGGCGCCGAGCTCGGGATCGTCTATGACGACTGGCAGAAGGGCGCCGGTCGGATCGCGCTCGGCCGGCGCGACGACGGGAAGTACGCGGCGACGGTCGGCGGCGTTACCTGGAGCATCCCCCGCCAGGTCGGAAAGACGTTCCTCGTCGGCTCGATGCTCCTCATCCTCTGCGCGTTGTTCCCCGGTCTGAAGGTGCTGTGGACGGCCCACCGGCTGCGGACGTCGACGATGACGTTCCAGTCGATGCAGGGCATGGCTCGGCGTAAGAAGATCGCTCCGCTGATCGCTCACATCCGCACGGCGAACGGTGAGCAGGAGATCGCGTTCCACAACGGCTCCCGGATCTTGTTCGGCGCGCGGGAGCAGGGATTCGGCCGCGGCTTCGACGAGATCGACATCGAGGTATTCGACGAGGCGCAGATCCTCACCGAGAAGGCGCTCGAGGACATGGTTCCCGCAACCAACCAGGCCCGGCACCCGCACGGCGCCCTGCTGTTCTACATCGGGACTCCGCCGCGTCCGTCCGACCCCGGCGAGGTCTTCACGAACCGCCGCACGAAGGCGATCGGCGGGAAGACGCATGACGCGGCTTACCTCGAGTTCTCCGCCGATGAGGACGCCGAGTTGGACGACCGCCGGCAGTGGGCGAAGGCGAACCCGTCGTACCCGAAACGCACCCCGCTGGAGTCGATGCTCCGCATGCGGGAGAACCTCGGCAGCGACGAGGCCTGGCGCCGCGAGGCCCTCGGCATCTGGGACCCGCTGACCTCCTCGACCGTGTTCGCTCCGGGTGCGTGGGAGAACTGCTCGTCCGACGAGACGTTCGGCGGACCGATCGGCGCGCTGGGCCTGGCTGTCAGCGTCGACAGCCGGCACGCTGCGGTCGTCGGAGCCGTCCAGCTCGGTGACCAGGTCGTCGTCAAGCCCCTGCGCTACGGCGCCGGGACAGCGTGGGTGGTCGACGAGCTGAAGGTCCTGCAGTCGCAGCACCGCGTGCCGGTCGTTGTCGACGGCAAGGGCCCGGCGAGCCCACTCCTGCCGCACTTGAAGCGTCGCGGCGTCCGGCACCACGTCGCGGTCCTCGAAGACGTCCTGAACGCGTGCGCGCAGATCGACACGCTCGTCACCGAACGTCGCCTGGAGCACGGGCACTATCCCGAGCTCGACGCTGCGGTCGCCGGCGCCGTGAAGCGGCCGGTGATCGACCGGTGGGCGTGGGGGCGGCGCAAGTCCGTTGTCGACGTCTCGCCGCTCGAGGCGGCGTCGCTCGCCGCATGGTGGGCGTCCCGGCCAAAGCAGGCCGCACCACCACCACCGCTGCCGCAGGCCATCGAGGCCAGCGATGCACCCCAACACGAGCTGGCCACGGCCGGCTTCTGACCCCAGTCGACGAGGGAGGACGCACATGTCGGTCCCCGTCGCGGAGCAGGGCTACGCCAGCGGCACCTCGTGGTGGAGCGCGATCGCCGAGGAGGAGACCCCGGAGGTCGCCTGGCCGAAATCGATCGGCGTGTTCGACCGGATGCGGAAGGACGCGCAGGTCATCTCGGTTTCCCGCGCGGTCACCTTCCCCATCCGCCGCACGACGTGGCGGGTCGACCGGGGTGCCGCCCGCCCCGAGGTCGCTGAGTACGTCGCCGACGAGCTCGGCCTGGACGTCGCCGGGCAGGCCCCGCGAGTGCCGGCGCGGACGCGGGACCGCTTCTCGTGGGCCGAGCACCTGCGCCTGGCGCTGCTGATGCTCCCGTACGGCCACAGCTACTTTGAGCAGACGTACCGCCCGGACTTGGCGACCGGCCAGTACCACCTCCGCAAGCTGGGATGGCGTCCGCCGAAGACGATCGACCGCGTCGAGGTCGCCGCCGACGGCGGTCTGATCGGGATCCACCAGGCCGGCATGAAGCAAGCCGACCTGATCACGGTCGACCGGCTCGTGGCCTACGTCAACGACCGCGAGGGCGGGAACTGGCTGGGCCAGTCCCTGCTGCGGCCGGCGTACGCCCCCTGGCTGATCAAGAGCCCCGCGTGGCGGACCTGGGCCATGACGGTCGACCGGAACGGCCTCGGCGTGCCGATCTACCAGGGCGCTCCCACCCCGGAAGGGCTCGAGGGCGAGGACGAGATCCAGAAGTGGCACGCAGAGGAGAAGGCCGCCGGCCTCGCCCTGGCCACGCAGTACCGCGGCGGTGCGAATGCCGGCGCGTACGTCCCGAACGGTGCCTCCCTCGCCCTCAAGGGCGTCGACGGCAAGCTGCCCGACTCCGACCCCCTCGTGCGCTACTGCGACGAGCAGATCGCCCGCGCGGTCCTCGCCAACTTTCTCTCCCTCGGCGGCGACAACTCGACCGGCTCCTACGCCCTCGGCGACACCTTCGCCGAGTTCTTCGTCCAGAGCCTCCAGACGATCGCCATGCAGATCGCCGATGTCGCCACCCAGCACATCGTCGAGGACCTGGTCGACCTGAACTTCGGCCAGGACGAGCCCGCACCTCGGATTGTCTTCGACGAGATCGGTGCCACGCACGCCATCGACGGCAACACCGTGCAGGCCCTCGTCCAGGCCGGAGTGCTGTCGCCCGACGAACCGCTCGAGCAGCACATGCGGACCATCTACCGCCTGCCCGCCGCCGACGTCGCCACCCGGCGCGTGAAGCCCGGGCCAGCACCAGCACAGGAGGCCGCGTGAAGACCCACAAGACGCCGGAGGCGCTGGCCCGCGAGGCTCAGCGCGCGCTGTTCGCGAAGGAGCCCGACGGCCGCTACGAGCTCGCGGTCACGGCGAAGGCTGATGGTTCGTCGAAGGGCCGCGTGCAGATCTACGGCGTCATCGGCGACTGGTGGGACGGCCTCGACGCGGCGACCCTCGCTGCCCAGATCAGCGCCATGGACGCGGACGAGATCGAGGTCCACCTCAACTCCCCGGGCGGCATCGCGTCCGACGGCATCGCCGTCTACAACGCCCTCAAGCAGCACGACGCGAGCGTGCACATCGTGATCGACGGCCTGGCCGCTTCCGCCGCCTCGGCCATCGCGATGGCTGGTGACAAGGTCACGATGGGCGTCGGCGCCCAGCTGATGATCCACGACGCCAGCGGGCTGTGCTTCGGCCAAGCGTCGGACATGCTCAAGACCGCCGAGATGCTGGACAGCTTCTCCAACTCGTACGCCGACGTGTATGCCGACCACGCTGGCGGCACGCGTGCCGACTGGCGTGAGCGAATGCTCGCCGAGACCTGGTACACCGCCGACGAAGCGGTCGAAGCCGGTCTCGCGCACGCGGTCGAGAAGACCGTGAAGGCCGACGAGGCGAAGAACGCGACCAGCGCGTTCGACCTGTCGATCTTCGCCTACGCGGGCCGCGACAGCGCCCCCGCACCCCACAAGCCTCCGGCGCGGCCGGCGGAACCCACCACCCAGATGGAAGGAGTCGCCGTGAGCGACACCCTCAGCAAGGGTCTGCGTGAGCGGCTCGGCATCCCCGCCGAGGCCCAGCTCGACGAGGCGGGCCTCCTGGCCGCCGTCGACGAGGCGCTCACCGAGCAGGCCGAGCCCACCACCGCGACGCTGCCGACCGGCGTCGTCGCGATCGACCGGACCCAGCTCGACGCCCTGCAGGCCGACGCCGCGCAGGGTCGGGCCGCCCGGCAGGAGCAGCTGGCCAGCGCCCGCGAGGCCAAGATCACCGCCGCCATCACCGACGGCCGGATCACCCTGGCGAGCGCGCCGCAGTACCGCGCGCTGCTCGAGCAGGACGACAAGCAGGGCAGCACGACCGGTGGCGACCTGCTCGCGAGCCTCGCCAAGAACACCGTGCCCGTCCAGGCCAAGGGGTTCACCGGCGGTGTCGACGAGGTCACCGACGACGACCAGGTCTACGCCAAGGTCTGGGGCCCCACCGAGAAGAAGGAGGCCTGAGTCATGGGCGACTACTCCCCGAAGTTCAAGCCCGGCCAGGACATCACCCTGACCGCCTCCGGGCCCATCACCGGCGGCCAGCTGGTCGCGGTGTCCGGCGTCAACACGGCCGCCCCCACCGGTGGCTCCGTCCCCAACTGGCTCGGCGTCGCCCGGCAGGACGCGGCCACCGGCGACAAGGTCGTCATCGTCCGCGGCGGCGTGCAGAAGCTCGTCGCCTCCGGCGCCGTCACCGCCGGTGACCGCGTCATCCCCGCCACCGCCGGGAAGGTCGCCACCAGCACGGCGGCCAACACCGTCGGCACGGCCCTGACCACCGCCGTCGACGGGGCCATCGTCCTCGTCGCGATGGACCGCTGAGGAGCGCGACATGGCGTACACGTACCCGCCCGCCGGGCCCACGCTGAGCAGCGACCTGACCGCTGCCCAGGTGCACTACCTGCTCAAGAGCCCGGGCCTCATCGCCCGCCGCGTCCGCGAGCTGTCCCTCTACCGCTACATCGCGGACTTCCTGCTGACCGCCCGCTACACGGCGGTCGGCGGCGCGATCCTCTACCCCAACGGGGAGTCGCTGTTCACCAACGACGACCCCGAGGCCATCGGCCCGCTCGGTGAGTACCCGCTCACGACCCTCGACGCCGGCACCCTCGCCATGGCGAAGACCGTCAAGTGGGGCCGCGACGTGGAGGTCTCCGACGAGGCCATCACCCGCATGCTCGCCGACCCGCTGAACCGGGCGCTGACCAAGCTCGTGAACACCAACGTCCGGTTCGTCGACTCGGTCGCGCTCGGCGTCATCGCGTCGAAGATCACCGCGACCAAGGCAGCCGGCGCCGCCTGGACCACCGGCAACCAGATCATCTCCGACGTCCTGCTCGCCAAGGCGTCGACCGAGGAGCTGGAGGACGGCTTCGACCTCGACACCGTGGTGCTGCGTCCGACGCAGTACGCCAAGGTGATGGCGGCGCTGATCGCGCAGAACCTGCTCCCGCGGGAGAACGGCGACGTCATCAGCACGGGCGACTTCCCGAACGTGCTCGGCCTGACATGGACGTCGTCCATGCACTCGCCGGTCACCGACCCGCTGCTCGTCGACCGGCAGCAGCTCGGCGGCATGGCCGACGAGCAGATCGAGTCGCCCGGGTACGCCCGCGGGGCCGACGGCACCAGCGTCGAGGTCAAGTCGATCCGCGAGGACCACCGCGACGGCTACCGGGTCCGCGCCCGCCGGGTCACCGTGCCCGTCGTCGTCGAGCCCAACGCCGGCCTGCGCATCACCGGGACGGGGATCTGATGGCGCACGTGGTCACCGCTGCGGGCCTCGTGGCGAAGATGCAGAACGACACCGGTGAGGGGTACCTGTACCGCGGGGACGTCGTCCCGGCCGCCGTGTCGAAGACCGAGGTCAAGCGGCTGCTCGACCTCGGCCTGATCAAGGAGGCGGAGGTCGTGCTCGTCGAGGTCGTCGAGCCGGCCGTCGCCGTGGTCGATCCGGCCACCGATGCGAGCGAGCCCGCGGCCGAGCCGGAGCCCACTCCGGCCCGCAAAACCCGCTCCGCCTGATCCAGGAAGGGGTGCGCCAGTGTTCGCCACGACAGCTGACCTGACCGGCCGCTGGCGCACCCTCACCAACGCGGAGACGACGAAGGCTGACCTGTTCCTCGCCGATGTCGAGCGGGACCTGGTTCGGGCCTACCCGGACCTGCCGACCCGCGCGGCCGCGGACGTCGACTTCACCGCCGAGCTCACGCGGATCACATGCAACGTGGTGCGCCGGCGCATGACCGGCGAGGAGTTCGAGGGCCTCGAGTCGAACTCCGAGACGCAAGGTCCGTATGGGCGCACTCGGCGCTTCCGTGACCAGGGCGACGACCTCGAGGTCACCGCCTACGAGCGGCGCATCCTCGCCGGCGCCGTCCATGCGCCATCGGCAACCGGCAGCCCCACCACTGCGGCCTGGAGCAACGAGCCGTGAGGACGTTCGCCGTCCAGGTCCGCACCAAGCAGACCGAGCGGTGGGGCGAGAGCACCACCGGGCCCCGGCGCACGGTCGAGGGATGCACCCGCTGGCCGCGCGGCAGCGAGGAGACCACCGACCGGGCGAACGTGGTCACTACCGGCTGGATGCTGTCCGCGCCGGTCGACTCCGGGATCACCGCCTCCGACGAGGTGCAGATGCCCGACGACCCCACTTGGTGGCAGGTCGTCGGCGACCCGCAGCCGTACGCCGACTCCCCGTTCAGCGACTGGAAGCCCGGCACTCCGATCGCGCTGACCCGGACGAAGGGCTGACCATGGGCGACCACCGCAAGCTCATCGCCCAGCTCGCTGGCTCACCGTCGGTCGCCGCCGGCAGCCGCGCCGTCGCGGAGAAGGTCCAGGCCGCGGCCGAGCGGATCGACTCGCAGGGCGACTTCAAGGTCGAGGACACCTGGCTCGTCGTGAACGGCTTGCGCCGGCGGGTGTCGGTCGTGCGTAACACCGCTGAGGACGCCGCCCGCGTCGAGTTCGGCCGCCAGTCTGGCCGCGACGGCTCGGACGGCCGCGGTGGTCTGCGTCCCCTCGGCCGTGCCGCACGTCTGGTCGGCTGACCGTGCCCATCCTCGGCGGCAGCACTCCTGCCGACGTTGACCTGTTCCCCGACGTCGAGAAGGCCATCGGTGAGGCGTTACGCGCAGCTGTCGGCATTCCTACCGGCCACGCCGACAGCCACACTCCCGACAACCTCGAGGCGGTCCTGCCGTTCCTTCAGGTCGTCCGGTACGGCGGGGGTGACGACTGGGTCACCGACCAGGCTGCGGTCGACGTCGACTTCTTCGCCGCCACACGGGACCAGGCCCTCAACCTCGCTCGCCTTGGGCACCAGGCCCTCATCGCTGGCCGACTGTCGTACGGCGGCACCCTGATCGACCTCGTGCAGACGTCGGTAGGCGTCGTCGAGCGTCCCCGAGAGGGCAACGTCCGCCGCTTCGGCGGCTCCTACACGGTCAGCGCCCGCCGCGTGCGGGCCTGACCGCTCACCGCGTCACTCCACCCGCCCCGCGCTCGTCGGGGAACCGCCACTCCCCGACCCAGGAAAGGTCACCATGCCCAACTTTGCAGGGCTCGCCGCGAAGAAGTCCGAGCTGATCCGCAAGGCGCTCGGCATGTCGCTGTTCCTCACAGAGGACCAGACGACGGCCAGCATCATCACCAACCTCACCGACCCGGCCACTGGCGCCCTGCTGCCCCTGCCGACGGGCGGCGGGTACGTCGACTGTGGCTGGTTCACCGACGAGGGCCTGCGGTTCACGCGCGCCGTCGAGCAGGACGAGGTGACCTCCGCCGGCTCGAGCACGCCGACCCGCACCGACATCACGTCCGACACCGACACCCTGCAGGTCGACCTGCAGGAGACGAACCGGATGTCGATCGCGCTCGGCACGGGTGCGGCGAAGTCCGGCCTGGTCCTCACCACCGGCTCGAAGGAGCTGAAGCTCGACAAGCCGACGACCTCGGCGCCTCGCCGCTACCGCGGCCTCGCGCTCGCAGTCGATGGCCCGCCGGAGGCGGAGATCTACTTCGGCGAATGGTTCCCGCGTCTCGCGGTCACCGACTACGCCGACAGGGCGTTCGCGAAGGGCGCGGAGTACCGGATTGGCGTCACGTTCCGTGGCGAGGTCGACAGCACCCTCGGCACCGCGAAGCGCTCCTTCTGGGGCGGCCCGGGCTGGCAGAACCTGCTCGACGAGATGGGTTTCCCGACCACCTAACGGTTGTCCGGCGGCGACCACCCAGGGGTGGCCTGGTCGCCGTCCGGACTCCACCGGCCTACCCCGCACCAGCAGCAGAGGAGCAGATCGTGGCGAAGAGCAAGGCAGAGGGCTTCGGCGTGTTCAAGAAGGACGACCAGCAGGTCGTCGCCTGGAGCATCGACGAGGCCGTGCGCTACCGGTTCGACGGCTGGGAGGAAGTCGCCCCGGCGCTCCCAGAGAACCAGCCCGAGGCCGACGCAGACGCGTCCGCCTGACCCCAGCACAGAAGGGCCCACCCCATGGATGTCCCGATCACCAAGGTCGAACTCATCGACTCCACCTCGGACGCTCCGGCGCACCGTACGAGCCGGGTGCTCATCAACGACGTCGCGGTGCTGATCGCCAAGGACGGCGTCGAGCTCGAGATGGTGAGCGGCTCACCAGTCGTGACGCTGCGACTGCTGCCCGCCACCTTGATCTTCAGCCACGCCGCACAGGAGCCCACCCCATGAGCACGAGCACCACCAAGCACACCGCCGGCCTGGACCTCGACACCCTCGAGGACGACGGCCAGATCCGCCCGCCGTACGACTTCACCTTCGCCGGCCGCACGTGGACCGCGTACGACCCGGACCGGGTCGACTGGACGGTCATCGCCGCGCTCGACAGCGACGACGCCCGCGAGGTGCTGCAGGTCTACCTCGAGCCGGACGACTACGCCGAGTTCGCACAGCTCAAGCCGGCGCCGCCGAAGTGGAAGGTGCAGCGGCTCCTGGTCGCGCTCAACCGGCACTTCTACGGGGCGGAGAAGCCCGCGGGGGAATCGCCCGCCTTGCCCGCCTCCTAGAGAGGTACGGCAAGGCGATCCAGTACGACCTCCTCGGCAGGCTCGACGTCGCCGAGGCCTGGCGCCGGCGCCGCTTCCGGTTCCTGCTCGACATGATCGAGCAGCTGCCGGCGCACTCGCGGTACGCAGAGGCCGTTGCCGATGACGACGAGCTGGCCCGCGCCAGCCTGCATGACGAGGAGCGCGCTCCGCGTCCGCCGCGGCTGTCGTCGTGGGATCCCGTGGTCGCCGAGCTCCGCGTCACGAACGAGCGGATCGGCGCCCTGATCCAGTACGTCGCCGTGCTGTCGAAGAACTCCTACGACCCGCCCGCGCTGCCACGACCTGAGACAGCGTTCGACCGCGCCCGCCACGACTTCGCCGTCGAGCGGCACGCCCGCATCGGCCTGCAGCTGGTGCCACCCACCGACGAGGAGGCCTGATGCCGTTCCAGGCCGAGACCGTGTGGGTACCGACGATCCCGAGCTTCAAGGGTTTCGGCGCGGCCATGGACAAGGGCACGACTGGCGCAGCGGCCAGCGCCGGCGTCAAGGCTGGTGCGTCGTTCTCGAAGTCGTTCGCGGCAGGCGCTGGCAAGGACCGGTCGTTCGAGGCCGTCGAGAAGCGCATCGCGGACACGGTCAGCGCGTCGAGCAAGAGGATGGCCGCGGCGCGTACCGCAGAGGAGGACGCAACCCGCAAGGCGCGCACCGAGGAGCAGAAGCTCCAGGAGCTGCGGGAGTCCGGCAAGGCGAAGGCGTCGCAGCTTTCGACCGCAGAAGACCGTCTGGTGCGCGCTCAGCGTGCGCTGAGGAACGCCCAGGACCAGACCCGCAAGTCGACGCAGGACTACGACGACGCGCTCGAGCGGGGCACGCGGGAGCTGAAGGACGCGCACAGCGAGGCGACCCGCTCCGTGTCCGCGTTCGACCGCCTCGGCCGGGCGGTGTCCGGGGTGAAGGGCGGGCTGAACTTCTCGGGCGTCGGGAACGTCGCGAAGGCCGGCTTGCGCGGCGTCGCGACCGGCGCGGGCGCGGTGGTGGTTGGTCTGACCGCTGCCGGCGCCGCCGGGGTCGCGTACGGCGTGAAGGTGGCCTCCGGCAACGAGCAGGCTGAGATCAGCTTCACGACGATGCTCGGGTCGGCCCAGAAGGCCTCCTCGTTCCTCAAGGACCTGCAGCAGTTCGCCGCGACGACGCCGTTCGAGTTCCCCGAGCTGCAGACCGCCGCCTCGTCGCTGATCTCCGCCGGCATCGAGGCCGACAAGGTCATCCCGATCATGCGGACCCTCGGCGACGTCACGTCCGGCATGGGCACCGGCTCTGAAGGCGTCCAGCGGGCCACGGTCGCGCTGCAGCAGATGTCGGCGGCCGGGCGGATCACCGGGGAGGACCTCAACCAGCTCCGCGATGCCGGGGTGCCCGTCTTCGACCTCCTGGCTGCAGCCACGGGCAAGAGCAAGGCCGAGATCGTCAAGCTCGCCCAGGCTGGGAAGCTCGGCAAGGACGAGCTGGGCCAGCTGATGAAGGCGCTGGAGGACGGCAAGGGGCTCGAGCGCTTCTCCGGCCTGATGGACAAGCAGAGCCAGTCGCTGCAGGGGCTTGCGTCGACGCTGAAGGACACCCTCGGCCAGGGGCTCGCGGACGCGGTCCGACCCTCGTTCCCTGTGATCAAGCAGGGCTTCAAGGAGATCAACGCTGGAGCTGGGGCGTTTTTCGGCTACCTCGACGACCACCGCGAGGACATCACGGCGATCGTGGGCGCGGGTGGTGCGGCGCTGAAGTCGTTCTCCCGGATCGCCAAGGGCGCGTTCGGCGGGGCGTCGGACAGCCTGACCGGCGGCACCAGCGCGCTGACCTCGTTCGCGGACTACGTGTCGTCGCACCAGGCGGACATCACGTCGTTCTTCGTCGGGGCGGGTCACGCGGCGATCGGCTTCGGGAAGGGCCTGGCGCAGGTCGCCTACGGGGCGCTCCGCGCTTTCCAGGGGCTGAACCAGGGCGTGAACGCTGCACTGGTCGCGATCATCGAGGGCGCGGCTGACACTGCTCGACTGCTCGGGAACAACGACCTAGCGGCCAAGCTCGACGGGATGGCGGAGCACGCCCGGACGAAGGCTGCCGCGATGGACGCCTCCCTCGGGGGCGCTGCGGACGGCATCAAGAACAAGCTGATCCCGGCGCTCGACGCGGCCGACGCCGGTCTGACCAAGGTCGGCAACGCGGAGATCGCCAAGGCCGCGCTCCGCGATCAAGCCGCCATGGCTGCGCTGGCGATCAAGGGCATTGGCACCGAGGCTGACGGATCCCAGATCAAGCTGAAGAAGTTCGCCGACATCTCGAAGCTGTCGGCTGATCAGCAGGCCGGTCTCAAGGGCCGGATCAACGACGCCCGGACTGCGCTGAACCAGCAGCTCGGCGCGATCCAGGCCGCCGGCGGGGGGCAGAAGCAGCTCACTGCCGCTTGGAAGGAGGGCAAAGACCGCCTCTACGACGAGTTCCGCCAGATGGGCCTGTCGAAGAAGGCCGCTCAGGACCTGGCAGCGAAGTACGCGGGCATCAAGCCGAAGGTGAAGACCGAAGTCACACAGCCGGGCATGAAGGATGCCCGAAAGAATACGCAGGGGTTTAAAAAGGACATCGCGAACCTGCCGAACAAGAAGAACATCGACATCAAGGTCCAGTTCGACGTCATCGCCAAGGGCATCGACATCGGGATCGCGGCCGCCGCCGACTTCTTCGGGACGAAGAAGGGCAAGGCCCGGGGCGGCATCATCGAGGGCAAGGCGCGCGGCGGCATCCTCCCCGGCAACACGCCCCTCTCGCGTGGCGATGACATCGCGTTCCCCATGCAGAGCGGAGCCATCCAGCCGCTGCGCGGCGGCGAGGGCATCACCGTCACCGAGGCACTGCGGGACCCGTACGAGCGCCGTCGGCTGATGACGATGAACCAGCGTGTCCTGAGCGGGGCATCGCCGTCGTCCGTCCGACAGTCGATGGGTGAGGGCCTGGCGACGGGCGGCTTCGTCGACTCGAGGATCCAGGCACTGGCCGAGCTGGGGCCGATTCCGAACGTCGCCTCTACCCTGACGAAATCGGCCGGCGCCGTGACGGATCTCGCCGCCGCGATCGGCAAGCGGGCGGCTCAGGAGGCGCAGAAGAAGTACGCCGAGAGTGGCGGCAACACCGGTGCGGCACTCGCCTTCGCGAAGGCACACAAGGGCCATCCGTACCAGTACGGCACGATCTGGGACTGCTCGGGGATCGTTGGCGCGATGCACAGCATCGCCAAGGGCGAGGACCCGCACCGCCGCTACGCCACGCCCGCGTTCCATGGCGACAAGGCGCAGGGGTTCACGCGGGGCAAGCAGTCGAACTTCATGATCGCGGTGAACCCGAACCCGGGGAAGTCCGGGCACATGGTCGCGCGGGTTAACGGGGTCGGCGTCGAAGAGGCTGGCGGTGTCGGCCTCCGGGTTGGCGCATCCGCGCGAAGCCTCAGCAACGGCATGTTCTCGTGGCGCGGCGGGCTCGCTCAAGGTGGCATCGTCGGTGACCTGCCGTACGACCTGCTCAACCCACGCGGCGAGCGGTACGACCCGAAGCTGCGCCGCGTCGTCGAGCAGACCTCGCTGCGCACCGCGCTGTTCGACCAGGGCGGCTACCTGCAGCCCGGCCTGACGCTGGCCTACAACGGCACCGGCAAGCCCGAGCGGATCCGCACCGAGGTCCAGGAGCGCAGCGTGCGGCAGGCCACGGGGACAACTCGGAACGTGACGCTCAACGCGTACGGGTCAGACCCGCGGCAGACGGCCCGCGAGCTCCACGAGCTCGAGCGGATCGACGATGTGATGAGCCAGTTCCAGGGCAGGGGGTAGCGCGTGCCCTATCTCGGTGGTGGCATCCCTGTGCTCGACGAGGACGACAACAACCAGCCGATCCTCAACGGCTTCGAGGAGTCGCGGACCCTAGCGTTCCGGTCGCTCGACGGGGCCAACCTGATCTCGTTTGTCGGCGATGAGTACATCGCGCGGGTGGGTGTGACCGGCATCGAGGTCCCGCCGCGCGAGCTCGTCGAGCAGGAGTCGCAGGGCGAGGACGGCGCGCAGCTGGACGAGATCAAGGTGCTGGCGCGGACGTGGTCCGTGCCCCTGCGCATCGGGTCGAACTCGGGCCACCGCGACTTCCTCACCAAGCGCAGCGCCGTGCGGGCCCTGCTGAACCACCGCAGCGTCGACTACCAGGCGCACGGCGGCACCTTCGACCTGGTCGCCAACAGCGTCCTCGGCGAGCGTGCGCTCCGGTCGACGTACCTGTCGGGCTGGGAGGGTGACTGGCAGCAGGCGACGGCCGGGTCGTACTTCGAGACCGTGCCGATCGTCGGGCGCTCCGTGCGCCCGTACTGGACGAGCGAGCGGTGGACGACGCCGCCGATCATGCGCCCGACCGGCTTCTCCTGGTTCGGCTCCTGGCCGCCCGTGCTGTCCCCGTCGCGGACGCTCGGCGCCGACATCACCGTCTCCGTAGACGGAGACGCGAGCTCGTGGCCGAAGATCGAGGTCGGCGGCTACGCCCCGTCGGTCGAGATCAGCGGGCCCGGCCTCTACGTGGTGGTCCCCGACGGCCTGGCCGACGGCGAGACGTTCACCCTCGACACGTACCCGCCGAACCGCTTCCCGCTGTTCAACGGCCAGCTCGACTGGGGTCGGCTCGGCTGGCAGCGACGCTGGGCGCCGATGGCGCCCGGGGACAACCTGTTCAACATCGACCTCGGCGTGGCCGGCGGGAAGGCGTGGGCCGTCGTGTCCGGGCCGACCCTGTGGGAAACCCCGTGGTAGCGGTCGGCGTCCCGGTGATGTTCGGGAACTGCTCGGGGTCGAAGTCGCTTCACGGGTCGAACCGCATCATCGGCGGGCGAGACTGGGCCGCGCGCGTTCCCGACTTGGCTGCCGCGATCAACTCGTCTGGCTGCTGGGTCTTCGGCGCCTCCGAGGTCCACGCCCCCGACGACGAGTGGAAGGACAGCGCCTACCCGGCCGGCGGCCACAAGTACCTCGAGGCGGCGCTGAAGGCGCTCGACCCGGCCTGGGCCATCGCGGCCGGCGCGGAGGGCAACTGGACGTACATCCTGACGAGCAGGGTCAGCCTGGTCTCGTCGAAGAACGTCCACTACGAGAAGGCGTACGACCGGGGCTTCACCGACTGCCTGGTCGCGGTGACCGGGACGACCCTGCAGACGCACGTGCTGAACACGCACTTCACCGCGCACGACGACAAGGGCCACGACGCCGCCCGCGCCCGGCAGGCTCGCCAGATGGTCGCCTACGCCAAGAAGCTCGGCCGCGCGGTGTGGGGCGGCGACATCAACTCCTCGAGCGGGCGTAAGAACTACCCCCGCGACATCGCCTTCAAGGCCGGGTGGCGGGGCCTGCGCCAGCGCGGCTCGGTCGTCAACGGCGGCCTGAGCTCGTTCTCGACGAACCCGAAGAAGGACTACTGGCTCGACGAGCTCTTCACCCGCGAGAGCGAAGCCGTGACGGGCGCGACGCTGGTCCTGACGAACGGCGTCAACGGGTCGAAGGTGATCACCGACCACAACTGGCTGAAGGCCACCGTCGTCTTCGACACCGCGGCCAGCCCCTACGTGGCCCCCGCGCTGAAGCCGCTCGAATCCTCCCCGGTCGTCATGCCGAAGCCCTACTCAGGCCTCCCGTGGACCGCGACCGCCCGGGACCGCGAGCTGAACTTCACCTCCGACATCCGGCTCACCACGGCGACGCTGCAGGAGAACTGGAACACCCCGGACATGCTCACCGTGACCGGCACGTGGGCCGGCCTGGCGCCGCTGTTCGAGGCCGGGGCCGGCGTCGAGGTGCGCGACGACCAGAACAAGCAGCGGCTCACCGGCCCGGGCATCGACATCCAGGACGAGGGCACTCGCCGCGGCACGGTCATCTTCGCCAGCGACCTGATCATGCTGTGGGAGCGGATCTGCTACCCGGACCCGACGAAGGACTGGAAGGCGCAGGGCACCGCGACGCAGGACGTCCGGGTGGGCACGAGCGAAGCACGCCTCCTGGCGTACATCAACGTCAACCTCGGTCCCGGAGCCCTGGACACCCGCAGGGAGCCGCTCCTGCGCCTGCCCGCCTCGCGCGGGCGCGGCCCGATCGGCACGACGTCTGCGAACTCGTCGCAGACCCTCGGCGACGTGTGTGCGGCCCTCGCCGAAGAGGCCGAGCTGCGGATGCGGATCGTGTTCACCGTCGACGCGAGCGGCCCGCACTTCGACCTGGTCCTCGACGACTGCCCCGACGTGTCCGGGTGGGCGTCGTTCTCCACCCCCGACGCCGGCGGGCCGTACCTGCTCGACGAGAGCTGGCGGCGTCGGATCGCCCGCCCCGCCGCGACGACGATCCTGTCGATCGCCGGCGAGGAGACAGCCCGCATCCTCACCGAGAGGACCGACCAGGACGCGTGCGACACGTGGCGCGGCCGCGGGGGCCTGAGGATCGAGCAGGTCCTCGACCAGTCCGGCACCACCGACGTCGCCGAGATCGCCGCCGGCATCGACGAGGCCATCGCCTCCGGCGCCGGGCCCTCAGAGCAGTCGCTCCCGATCGGCCGCGCTCAGGGTCTCGGAGACCTCGTTCCCGTCGGCTCCCTGGTTGGGGCGTCGGTGCGCGGCGACGACACCGTGGACCGGCTCCGGCAGATCACGACCACCCTGGCCCGCCAGCAGGGCCAGCCGACGCTCACCGTGACCGGCTCCATCGGGACGCCCGACGGCGTCCTCACCCCCAAGCAGCGCCAGCTCGCCGCCGCGCTCACCTCAGCGAAGGAAGGACAGCGCCTGTGACGACCACCTCACGGCCCGCCAACGGGGTCGGTGGCTTCTCCGACGCCGACTGGGCCACCCGCTTCGGCGGCCAGGACGGCATCATCGAGGACTACGACGGCCACTCGTTCGACATGACCCTGCTCAACGGGTCGAACGAGGCGCAGTTCACCGCCGCGCTCATCAGTGTCAACGGCTACACGCTGACGGTGCCCGCTGGCGAGCGGGTGTCCCTGCCCGCGCCGACGTCCGGGTCGAAGACGTTCCACATCGGCGTGCTGTTCGACTCGGCGCTGAACGTGCCCGTCGCCGTCACGCAGCAGGACGGCAGCGTCGTGCAGACCGCCACCGACGCCGGTCCGTGCCGGCTGATGGCGTACGAGGACGGCACGGTCCCCGACAGCACCGGCAAGCGGTTCCTGATCCTCTACACCCTCACCCGCACGTCCGCGGCTCTGACGGGCGCCACCGTGTCCGACCGACGCCGCTGGGTCGGCGTCGCCATCGACTTTCCCTACGTCCGCGGGCTCGACGCCGCACCGGGCAACGAAGGGTTCTACCCGCGCGGCAGCATCCGCATTGACGCCCCGAACGGCCGGGTGCTCTGCCGGACCCTCACCAGCGCCGGGCTCGTCTGGACCGACCCGCTCGCCGCCGGCCCGTTCCCGTTCCCGTTCGCGTCGAACATCATCGCCCGCAACGCCACCGGCAACAGGGTCACCTACAGCAAGCGCGCCGGCCTCGCGAAGCTCGTCGGCGACGTGCAGAAGTCGAGTGGCAGCTTCTCCAGCGAAACCACCCTCGGCTACCTCCCGCTCGGCTTCCGCCCCGCCGTCCCCGAGCGGCTGCTTTGCAAGACGTCCGGGGCGGGCGGGCAGACCGAGGTCCGCGTCGATCCGAGCAACGGTGCCGTCGTCGTCACCGACAACGGCGACACCTTCAGCTGGGTCAACCTCTCACCCGTGATCTTTGAGGCAGGAATCTGACGTGACGCGCCACTTCTTCGCCCCCGAGCCGATCTTCCTCACGCCGGTCCCGCCCGCCGTGATCATCGGCATCAGCCAGCCCTTCGCGCTGTACGACAGCCGCGAGGGCGGCAATCAGATCACCGACTGCACCGCGTCCGACGGCCTCACCCAGCTGACGCCGGTGAACGGGCGCTACCTGGCTGACGGCACCGGGCAACCGCCCGCCTTCTACGGGCCCAACGACGTCGTCCTGCTGTGGCTCGACGCCGGCGGCGACGCGCGGTACCCGCTCTTCGCGGTCGACGTCTTCCCGACGGTCGTGGCGAAGGTCCTCGAGTGGATCGCCAGCGGTGGCACCGTCGACTACACCAGCCAGGCGTTCATCGACGCCGTGGTGGCAGCTGCTCCTTCGGGAGCCGGCGCTGTCGACTACACGAGCGCGTCCTTCAAGGAGGCCGTCCAGGACCTCGTCGCGGACGAGTTCGCCGGGACGCAGGGCGCGGGCGTCTCCGTCGCCTACAACGACACCACGGGGAAGCTCGCGGTCACCGTAGCCAGCGGCACCTCCGGCGGGCTCGACGCGGAGGGCGTCCAGGACGTGCTCGGCGCGATGGTCACCCAGGCAGGCGGCACGTACAACGACACGGCCGGCACGATCACGCTCCCCTCGAGCGGAGGCGGCACGGCGACCTTCGACGCCGAGGCTGTTCGCGACGCAATCGGGACCGCGATGAGCGGAACCGGCATGGTCACCGTGACATCGAACGATGCGGCCGACACCATCGTCGTCTCCGGATCGAGCGCTCTCGCCGCCGCCCTGTCCGCGAAGGCCGACCTTGTCGGCGGGAAGGTGCCAGCCAGCCAGCTACCCACCTCGAGCACGCCCACCGGCATCCTGCCCGTCGGCATCCTGCCCGCTGGCACGAACCCGCCTGCAGGCTCTCCGATCCCGGCGTACTACCTGACGCCGGTCACGGTGTCTACCTCCGCCCCTGCGGCGTCGCGGGTCGCTGCCAGCTCGGTGAGCAACGCCGCGACCAAGGCTCTTCTGGTGCCGATCCCCGCGGGCGCCGCAGTCGGCGACGTCGCGATTGTCTCCACCGTGCACAGCCCCTCGGACGGCGCGACGACGCCGGCGGCGACCGCCGCCTACACCGCGATCGCCGGCAGCGGATGGACCGGGAAGGCTTCGTCGACGCTCGCGTTCTCGAGCCGCATGGAGGTGTACGCGACGGTCCTCACCTCGGACGACCTGACCAACGGCCTCACGATCAACGTGGTCAACGTGCAGCAGATGGTCGCCTCGATCGAGGTGCTGCGGAACGTCGCCGGCGGACTTGCCGGGGTGACCGCCACGATCCTCAAGGACACCACCTCGACCTCCGTCAAGCCGCTGCCCTCGCTGCCGATCACTCAGAAGTCGCTGGTGCGCGCGCTCTACGGAGAGCGTCGGACCGACGCCTCGCTCGGCGGCACCTTCGCCACCTCGGGCGCGGCGATCACGCCGGACTTCTGGACTGCTCGCACCGGCACTGGTGCGGTGGCGCTTGCTCTCGCCACTTACCCGGCGGCAGACACCGACTCCACGGCGGGTGGCTCCGGCGACGCGTGGACGATCACGACCCCGGGCGCCACCGGCACCGCCGCCAACCCGAACGGGTACGCCGCTGTCGTCGCGATCGCGAGCGCCTGACCGGTGGCTATCGACGGGATGGTCCTGGTCGGCGCCGACGGCAGCCGGCAGACGTACAAGCTCGTCATGCAGACCGTCGTCAACGGTCCGCTCCAGGACGCCCAGCTCGTGCTGTGGGACGGCACGAGCTTCGGAGTGCCCCCGGACCGGCTGCCGTCGACCGTGGCCGTTCAAGCAACGTCGGTTCGTTTCGGCGCCTGCCCTCCAGCAGGGAGCACCGCTGCCGATGTCGTTACCAAGTTCGGGCAGAAGTCATTCGTGCGGACCTTTCTCGGCACGCCTTCCGGCACGCCGCCGGTCAAGATCGCCGGAGCGTCGGGCGTGCACATCTCCTGGTCGCTGGGCGGCGCCACCGGATACCAGCCGTTCATCGACGGCACCTACGACACAGCCATGAAGGCGTGCCTCGCAGGCTTGGACCCGACCTACTTCTACGTCGAGGCACTGCACGAGCTCGACAACAAGGTCAACGGTGGCACCACGACCCTCGCCATAGGAACGGCGGTCAAGAACCACTTCTACGACCTCGTGCAGGCCGCGAACCCTGCGCTCCGGGTCGTCAACACCCTCACCGGCTACGCGTTCAGCGACAACAACACGAAGTACACGTCCGGTGCGACCGACCTCAACTACGGCTCGATCAAGGCCCACATCATCGGGCTCGACCTCGACGGCATCCACAGCTTCCCCTACCCCAACCTAGACACCCGGGCGAAGAACGCGCAGAAGTTCATCCGCGACCACGCCGCCTACGGGTACACCGACTGGGCGGTCCCGGAATGGGGCACAACGACGACCCAGCCGCAGGACCAGCCCGACCTGCTGATCATGGCGAACGACTGGATCACGAAGTACGGCAACGCGTGGAAGGCCGAAGCCAAGCCGCCGGTGTGGGTGACCTGGTACGACTACGGCAGCAACCCCGAGGACGCCGGTTCGACAGCGACCGACCTCCTGACCGTGCCCGCCCCGATCAACGCGTTGAAGGCGTTGGTCGCGGGGTACTCGCCGCCAACTTCTACCCCTCCCACCGCCAACTTCACCGGGTCTCCGACGTCGGGGCCCGTCTCCGGCACGCTGCTGTTCGAGGACGACTTCGTAGGCGCCGCAGGTGCTGCGCCGGACCCCGCGAAGTGGGCCGAATGGTCGACGGCCACCTACAACGGGTCCGCGGCGTACGGCAACATCAAGCCGGGGATGCGCGCCACCCTCGACGGCTCCGGCCACCTGGTCATCCCGGCGACGCCCACCGCGGGCACATCGATCAGCACCGCCGGAAAGTTCGACTTCGTCTACGGCACGGTCAGCATCTGGGCGATGGCCCCCACCACGCCCGGCTACTGGCCCGGCCTGTGGACGCTGAACAACACCCCCGACGGCGACCCGGACCTGCCCGTCGTCGGCGAGATCGACATCCACGAGTCGTACACCGGCCTCGCGAACTACTACCACCGGGCCACGCACAACTGGTCCGGCGCGACGACATGGAGCGCAGCAGCTGACCCGTCGGCCGGCCTCGGCCACGTCTTCGGCGAGTGGCACAAGTACTCGGCGAGGGTCGCCCCGGGCGAGATCCGGTTCTTCTTCGACGACGTTGAGCAGGGCCCACCCGCGCTGAAGTCGGAGGGCGCGGGGAAGCCGTACGCGTTCGGGCCGGACATCATGAACGGCAACTGGATCATCCTCACTCTCGCCATCGGTGGCGCTGGCGGCCAGCAGGACGGCATGGCCGTGTCCCCGGCGCAGCTCCTCATCGACCGCGTCGAGGTGCGAGCCCTGTGACCTCAACAGACCGCACGCTCTCCGACCTCAACGCCGAAGGCTGACCGATGGCTCTGCGAGTCCAGTTCACCGACACCTCGACGGGCAGCCCGACCTCCTGGTCGTGGTCGTTCGGCGACGGGACTACGTCGACCAGCCAAAACCCGAGCCACGACTACACCGCCGCCGGCACGTACACGGTGGCACTCACGGCCAGCAACTCGGCCGGGTCGAACACGGTCACGAAGGCGGGCTACATCACCGTCACCGCCGCTGCAGCCACGGACACGTCCTGGCCGACGGTGCCGACCAACGTCGTCGCGTCGAACATCGCCTCGGCCAGCTTCGCCCTCGCCTGGTCGGCGTCGACGGACGCGGTGGGCGTGACGGGCTACGAGGTGCAGGTCAACGGCACCTCCTACGCCACGCCCACGGGGACCTCGGTCACGGTCACCGGGCTGACACCGGCCACGGCCTACTCGGTGCGCGTGCGTGCCCGCGACGCCGCCGGGAACTGGTCGGCGCTGTCGACGGCAATCACGGTCACCACGGCAGCCGCAACGTCGAGCGCGCCCGTCAACCTCTTCTCCTCTCAAACCCCGACGACGCCCGACCTCAACGACAACCAGTCGATCACCCTGGCGACGCGGTTCATGTCCGACGCTGACGGGAACGTGACGGGAGTCCGGTTCTACCGGGCCGCGACCGCGCCCACGTCGGTCATCGGCCTGCTGTACTCCGACGCGGGCGTCGAGCTCGCTCGAGCAACGTTCGGGACGCTCGTGGTCGGGTGGAACACCGTCAACTTCGCCTCTCCGGTCGCGATCACGGCGAACACCTACTACCGCGCCGCCTACTGGACGAGCGGGCCGTACGTGCTGACGTCCGGCCTGTTCTCCCCGGCCGTGGTGAACGGTCACCTGACGGGCACGGGCGGCTACTACGCCTACGGCGCCAGCCCCACGGCACCGACGAACCTCGGGGGCGGCTCCTACTTCGCCGACGTCGCGGTCGTCGTCACCGGGGTCGTCGCCGCGCCTGGGTTCGCTTCCGCTCCGCTGTCGCCGCAGATGATGCCGAGCAACGCGTCTCTCTACGTGTCCTGGACCGCGCCGGCCACGGACGGCGGGTCGGCGATCACCGGCTACGACGTGCAGCCGTTCGCCGGGACGACCGGCGGGGCGATCACGTCGGTCGGGGCGACGAAGGGCGCGACCGTGACGGGCCTGACGAACGGCACGGCGTACACGGTGAAGGTGCGAGCGAAGAACACCTCCGGAGCGGGGGCCTGGTCGACGGCGTCGGCCGCGAAGACCCCCGCCGCGCCGCCTGCCGGAAGCGTCACGCACGGCTACCAGATCACCGCGGCGAACACGGGCCACGACAACTACGTCGACCCGGCGCTCGGCAGGAAGGTCACCGATGCGGACCTGACCGTCCACACCGGTGATGTCGCTCTGTCCGACCTCACCACGGCTGGCGGGACCATCACCCGGCACTGGTTCAAGGGCGGGGTGATCAACAACCTGGACAACGTGACCTTCGTGGCCTGCCGCTTCGACCACGGCTTCTCCGGCTACAACAACGGCGTCAGCCACCCGTTCACGTGGAACTGGTGCACGCTCGACGCGCCCACTCCCAACGCTCAGGGAGTCGGCGGGGTCACCTACAACAACTTCACCCTGTTCCGCTGCCGCATCGGCGGCGAGATGGACGGGCTGAAGGCGAACGGCAACGTCCTCGCTCGCGAGTGCTTCATCCGGACCACCGCGTCAGCTCCCGACGACCACAACGACGGCGTCCAGTCGACCGGCTCCGACATGGGCAACATCATCGAGCGCTGCAACATCGACTGCCGCCCCGTCTCCGGCATCGGCGGACCCAACGCGGCCCTGTTTGTCGCTGACAACTCGTCGGGCCTGCACGCCTGGGTCGACAACTACCTGATGGGCGGCGACTTCCCGATCCGGATGTACGACGCCGCGACCTACAACGTGCAGGGCAACTGGATCCTCAACGGCACGTTCGGGGGTGGGCCGGTGGACCGCCGCGTCATCCCCGCCTCAGATGTCACCTGGGGCACGGTCCGGCCGAACCTCGTCGTCGACTCCTCCGGCGCCCAAGTCTCCGTCGTGGCCGCGCCCTGACCCGGCACGAGCAGGCAGAGCCACCACCTCAATCCCCGAGGAGGACCCGAGTGTCGAAGCTTCCTGTGACCTGGCCACCCCTGTCCGGAGACGTCCACCAGCACTGGCCCGGAAAGCGCTGGTGGCAGAAGCCCGGCCCGTGGTGCCGCACCAAGCACACCCTGCGCGCCGTCATCCGCACCCAGCCGTACGAGCTGCTGCTGTCCGTAGCGCTCGCCCTGTTCGGCCTGCGCGCGATCTTCAGCCCCACCGCGGCCACCCCAGCCTCAATCAGCGCACAGCCGGACGGCATCACGATCCTCTACTGCGCCCTGTCCGTCGTCGCAGGCGTCGTGACCCTCGTTGGCCTGCTCGCTGGCACCGGGCGCGGCGAGTCGTCCGCGGCCTGCTCGGTCCGGCTCGAGGAACGCAAGTGGGCGCCCGGCGTCGAACAGGCCGGGCTGTGGTTCTCCGCAGCCGCGTGGCTGTCGTACCTCGTCGGCGTCGTCAGCACCATCACCACGGCCAGGTCGACGCTGCTCGCCCTGGCCCTCATCGCGCTCGCGGGTGCGAACCTCGCCCGCGCCCGCGCGATCCGTCACAGACAGGTCGAGCGGCTGGAGGCTATCCGCGCACTGCGGACCATGGAAGGACCGTGACCAGTGACCCCCGCACTGATCATCAGCGTCATCGTCGCCCTGCTCGGTGGCGGCGGCATCGGAGCGTTCCTCAAGGCGCGCTCCGAGAACCGCAACATCCAGGCCGCGACCGAGGACCTGCAGGCACAGACGAAGGCGCTCGCCGAGAAAACGCCTGCCGAGATCGAGTCGATCAGCGTCGCCACGATGCGAACTTCGCTCGAGTCGTCGCAGTCGCAGGTCCTGCAGCTGCAGCGCGAAGCCGCCGAACGCGACGCCCGACACGACCGGGAAAAGCAGGAATGGACGATCGAGAGGTCGACGATGCGCGCCGAGTTCGACGCGATGGAAGCCAAGCTCCGCGCCGCCCTCGACGAGCTCCTGGCGTTGAAGCAGCGGCACAACATGGTCGAGCCAGCGTGACGTCAGGCCTTGTTCCGCTTCACGTACGCCCTGAGCGCCCGCCGCACTTCGTCGGTCAGCGTCTCGCCCCGGCGCTCAGCGGTCTCCTGCGCAGCCTCGTACTCGTCGTCGGGGATGCGGAAGCCGCGGGTCTTCGTCTTCGGCTTGTTGGGCACGCCTGACCGTACCGGGGCGCTTCTCGCGCGGTAGCCGTGCCCGGCGGGTGGGAGCCAGCGCGAGCCGGTCACTCGTCCTCCATCGCTTGGTGACGCTTGCTCGTGATGTAGAGGTCGGTCATTCCGACCGCTGTCCACATCGGGAGTCCGTCACTGGTGAACGACTGGAACGTCTTGTCGCCAGCTTCGTCAAGGACCTCAGCGAGGACGATGAACGCAGTCACTAATGAGCCGTCGACCACCTCGGTAACCACTTCACCAAGCCGTCCGAGAACTCGCTCCTTCTCGCCATCGGTAGTCACAGCGGAGACCGTCCGACGTGCGGCTTGCCAGTCACAACGACGGTCGACACGGCCTTGTCGCACCATCGCCCGCGTTCGTGCTGGAACCCACCGTGCGTGTAGCAGTAGCGATCGTTTCCGTACTCGATCCGACCGAGCGAGCACCGACCCGCTTTGATGTCCTCCTGCTCGGAGTTCACCGGGATCCAGTCGCTCACCAGTCCGCCCCGTTCTCGATCGCGTCGGCGCGTCGAGACACCTCGCGGGCGTCGCCTAAGTCGCCCCCTAAGTCCGCCGCCGCGCTCCGCAACGCCTTGACCACGGCTGCGCGGGTCCGGTCGGGCTCGGTGGCGACCGTGCCCGCGAGGTCATACGAAACCTCCCACGGCACCCCCACCGATAGGTAGGAAGCCGCTTCTTCGGCGGGAACGATTCGCGTCGCGTTGGCCTTGGTGTGCATGCACCAAAGGTAGCAGGTGTGCATGCACCGCGCTAGAGTTGGTGCATGCACACCGGAGAAGAGTGGCGAGCGGTCGTCGGGTACGAGGGGCTGTACGAGGTCAGTGACCAAGGGCGGGTCCGGAGTTTCGTCTCGGGCCGCCTACGTAAGCCCCAGCCGCAGCACCACGGCCACCTGAAGGTGATCCTCTGTGACAGCGGGCGCCGCCGTGGTTTCCACGTCCACACCCTCGTGCTGACGGCGTTCGTGGGCCCCAAGCCACTCGACATGGAGTGCCGCCACCTGTTCGGCGACCCCGCCGACAACCGCCTCACGCACCTGGCGTGGGGGACGCCGTCCGAGAACAAGTACGACCAGGTTCGACACGGCACCGACCACCACGCCTCGAAGATCGAGTGCGACTCCGGGCACCCCTTCGACGACCTCAACACCTACGTCTACCGAACCGCGAAGGGCGGCGAGGCTCGCGGCTGCCGGGAGTGCCGCAGAGAGTCCGTCCGTAGGTACCGCGCCAGCAAGCGCGCTCAGCGAGAGGAAGCCGCATGATCCTGACCGCGAGTCACATCCAAGCCGCGCTGAAAGCAGCAGGCGCAGGCTCCGGCCTCGTCATGCCAGCCGACAAGATCGCGGACGCCTTCAACGACGCGATCAGCAAGCACGGCGATGGGCTGTTCACCACCGTCAACACGTACGCCGCGCTCGTCTCCGAATGCATGATGGAGTCCGCCTACTTCCGGACCACGCAGGAGTACGCCAGCACCGGCGCCTACCAGCCCTACCGAGGGCGCACGTTCATCCAGATCACCTGGAAGGACAACTACTCCGCCTTCGGCAAGTGGTGCAAGTCGGTCGGACTGGTCGACGACCTCGACTACTTCGTGAAGAACCCGACGAAGCTCGCCGACCTGAAGTGGGCCGCGCTCGGCGGCGTCTGGTACTTCACCAAGAAGATGTTCAGCGGGAAGCCGCTCACCGCCTACGCCGACAGCAGCCTCCAGGTCGGACGCGCCGTGAACATGGGCAACCCCTTCAGCAAGAACACGCCTAACGGCCAGAAGGCCCGGGACGACGCCTACCGCGCCGTCGTCAAGGCGCTCACCGCAGACCCACCGACACCCACTCCGGAGGACTCCGACGTGCCCGTGAACTTCCGAGGTGGCAAGACCTGCACCTGCGTCGCCACCAGCCTGCCTCTGGTCGAGAAGGACATGATCAGGCGCGGGCTCATCAAGCAGAGCATCGACTGCTACCAGTTCGGCTACCGCGACGACGTCTCCGCCAGCGCAGGCACGCACGCCGGCGGCGGGAACACCGACGTCGCCCAGTTCTCCGACGCTCAGATCGAGGTGTGGCGCCTGTGGGGCTGGACCATCCAGCACCGCACCCGTGCCCAGGGCTTCGACATGGACCACGGACACGGTTGGCCGCTGGGCTGCACCCACCTGTCCTCTGGCGGCCGCGCACAGGCCGCGCAGTGGGCGACCCGCCAGAACGGGCTCGTCAGCAAGGGACGCGTCGCCGGCCGCTGGCCGATCGACGACTGGAAGACCGCCATGAAGAAGCGCCTCGCGCAGATCGCCGAGGACGCCAAGGAGAAGGAGCTCGAGTTGCCCACCACCGCAGAGGTCACCACGGCCGTCATCAAGGCCATGAAGTCCGACACCGACCTGCTCGAGAAGATCGGCGAGGCCGCGGCCAACGCCGACGTCGTCCCGAACGAGTTCACGGCGAACCCGACCAACGAGTTCGTCGCCACCAAGACGGCGCTCGTCTACCTGTCACGGCAGAACAAGGCGCTCGCCAAGCAGCTGGACGCGCTGATCGCCCGGTTTCCCGACAGCACCCCTCCCGCCGTCTGAGCCGCTGACGGTCACCGCGTTCCAGTTCAACGCGCGGTGGCCGGGCTTCTCCAGCACACCGAAGTCGCCGTCGTGGGCGACGCGGGGCCCAGGCCTCGTGCTCGAGGCGGAAGAGTCTGGCGCGTCGGTGCTCATCATCCAGGAGATGGGCGCCGACCAGGCTCCCGGCTTCTTCGCCGCGATGGGCCCGGACTGGCACTACAGCCGCGCCGGGCTGAACGTCGTCGCCTGGGACACCCGCCAGTGGACATGGGCGTCGAGCGACCCGACGAACCTGTCCTCGTTTGGGCAGATGCAGCGGACGCTCTTGGTGGTCACGCTGCGGCACGCGAGCGGGCGGCTCGAGCGGTTCGCCAGCAGCCACCTCGCCGCAGCAGCGTCGGACCTCACCGCTGCGCGGGCGATCGTGGCAAGGGCTACGCAGGCCGCTGAGGTCGCAGCAGCCCTCGCCTCGTCGTCGGTACCCACCCTGCTCGGCGCGGACTGGAACAGCCGCGCAGCCACCGACAGCGGGACCTCAGCACCCCGCACCATCCTCGGCGCGCTCGGCTGGACGTTTGACACCACGCCGCTCGCCAACGACGCCAAGCACGGCATCGACGGCACCGCCAGCAACTACGGCATCACCATCACCAGCTCGGTCGTCGTCGACCTCGCCGGACTCAGCGACCACGACGGCCGCCTGGTCGTCGCCACCACCAAGGAGACCCCGTGACCCCACTCCTGATCGCCCTCGCGATCTTCGCGTTCACCCTGCCGCTGCCGCTCATCCTGCAGCTGCTCATCGCCGCGGTGCTTCCGCTCCTCGTCGGCCTGGTGACCAACCGCGTCACCAGCTCGGCGAAGAAGGCGATCCTGCTGCTCGTCCTGAGCATCGCGGCCGCCGGCCTGAACGACCTGCTGACCTCCGTCAAGGCCGACCAGTCGTTCGACGCCGGACTCTGGCTGCTCGGCGCGGTGGCCACCTTCCTGACCAGCGGCGCCTTTCACCTCATCCTGTGGAAGCCGACCGGAGTCGCCGCAGCCGCGCAAGACGCCATCCCCGCCACCCAGCCGTCCGGCCAGGTCCTCGAGGCTGACCCGGCGAGCGAGATCCCGGGCACGCTCGAGCAGGGCCGCATCATCCCGCAGAGCCAGAACGATCAGGACGTGGCCGACGCGATGGCCGACGTGTTGAAGTCGCAGCACCCGGACACCTTCGACGTGCACACCGAGAACGGCGTGACCTACGACGGGAAGGGCAACCCGCTCAACCCGCGCGACCTCGACGGCGACGGCCGCGACGACACCAACGGCCAGTTCGTCTAGCGGTCCGAGCCGGACCTCCCGGACCCGGGTCGGGAGCTGTAGCCCGCAGCACTCAGCACGACGCATCAGCGCCCTCCGCCATCACGGCGGAGGGCGCTGTTCTGCGTTCAGCGGATGGCGTTGTGCCGGCGGTTGAAGTTGTCCGCCGAGATGTAGGCGTGGATCGGTGAGCACACCCAGCACAGCGGGAGCAGGACGAATCCGATGACCACGGCGAGCAGCGCGGCCGAGATTAGCGCCGACACGAACCAGAAGATGGCCGAGACCGGGTTGCCCGTGTAGAGGTGCCCGAGGCCAGGGATGAGAAGCGACAGAATCGCGGCCACCCCTCGGCTCTTGGGCGACGCGGTCGGCATCGGTCGCTGGTAGGGCTGATGCGGCTGCATGCGCTTGCTAGCCATCAGGTGAGCTGCAGGATGACGATGAGGCCGATGAGGAGGACGATGATCCCCACGACGGCGGCAAGAACGATGAGGATCACCTTGAGCGCCGTGCTGCCAGCACGCTGCGGCGGCATTGGCTGGTAGTACTGCGGTTGCGGCTGGCCGTATGGCGGCTGCTGCGGCCGTTCTGGCTGCTGCGGTGTGCTCATGTCCTGCGTCCCCCCGGGGTAGGTCTGTGCCGACCAGGATGAGGTACGCGCGACCGACCCGCAGGCGATTCGCCGAACATCACCCGAATGGGTGGTCTACGGCTTCACGTCGAGCGCGGAGTGGCCCGGGTCCATTTCCCGGAACGGCACGAGCACCCGGAACCGCCATGCCCCGGTGATGTCGCGCATGTGCCGGTCGTAGTGGTCAAGGACCGGGCCGTAGCGCTCACCGTCCCGCTCCACGCGCGCGGGCGGTTGCTCAGCGTCGAGCTCCAGTCGCTCGGTGTCGCTCTTGCCGCCCTCGAAGATGATGCGCAGCACGTCAACGATTGCGGAAAGCAGACACGATCCAGTAGATCACCCAGCCGCTGACCCACACCACGATGCCGATGGCGAACAGCGACCCCAGTACGACCCCCACTAGAGCGCCCACTCCTCGCGGTAGTCCGGGTGGTCGGCGTAGGACAGGGCCAGCCAGGTCAAGGTCTGCACGTGCAGGTCATGCCAGCCGATGGCGTACCGGCCCTCGTCCGGCCAGCCCGAGCGCCCAGCGTTCACGATCCTTCGCTTAACCTCGCAGTCGGCTGCGGCTTTGTTCAAGTCCAACTGCTTGCCGAAGGAAGCGCCACTGAGGTCGGATAGGTGTCGCGCCTCGATCTGTAAGCGGTGCTCATCCTCCGCGATCCGCGCCAGCAAAAACTCGGTCAGGGTCACGCCCGGATCCTCACCGTGCGGCGGGCTACTCGCTGCCGTCGAGATACCCGAGTCCCCCGCCTCGGGTTGACGGTGTGCAAGCGCCCGCTCGATCCGGTCGAACAGGTCGTCGGTCCCGACCAGGGGAGCCGCCTTGAGCAGCATCTCGACGTACGCCGCGGTCAGGGCATCGCGTCGCTCCGGTGAGAGGTCTAGCGAAGTCACAGGTACGGTCATTCTGCTCACTCCAATCCAGTGGGCTCAGCCCCTCGTCAGTTACCGCTGGCGGGGGGCGCTTTCGTCTGATCGTACGCCCCTGCGAGCCTGTCGATCCTTCGGGCGGAGCGCCCTATTCGCGCCCTCGGTCAGAAGGTCAGCCTAGTCAGGAGCAAGAACCTGCCTGCTTGCAAAGCAGGTGCGCTACCAATTGCGCCATGGCCCCGCGTCGTTCATCTGGCCTAGTCAGAGGGCATTTCCCCTAGTCAGACCGGCTTTCGTGCTGTCCTGCTCACTTCGAAATACGAGGTCCTACGGGACTCCGCGGGTGTGACCGCGTGCCCTAAATGCGCCCTCGCCGTACCTCTTGCGCCCCCGGGGCGCCTCGCGGCGCCCCTCGGAACAGGCCCAAGACTACCTCAGCTCGCCCTCGCTGCGTCGACCGCGAATCACGTAGTTCGCCGTAGCCGGTGCTACTGTCGAAACGTAGAAGACCCGGCGACGGTTGGAGCCGCCCCGGGTCGTGGCCCACACGAGAGGTGGACAAGATGAGCCTAGGCGACAGAGTCTTCACGCGAGAGACTTGCCATTGCGGCCGACAGGTCGTTGGCCTCGACCAGGGAGACGGCATCTTCACCCGGGGGCTGTGTGCTTCTTGCGACGAGGAGCGATGCGACGCCCCGCAGGACGGCCAGCGCTACTCCTGTCATCCCTTCATGGAGGGGCCCACGGCGGCGCAGAGCATCGACTACCTGACCGGGCGAATGGTTCGAGTAGCCGAAGGTAAGGTTCGAGAAGCCGAGGAAAAAGAGCAGCTCGCTCGGCACAACTTGGAGAATGCCGAGCTGGCACTACGCGCCCGAAGAGCAGAGCTCGACGCGGCCAACCACATCCGCGCGGTGAGCAATGGCTGAGGCTAGCGCGAAGTACCCGGAGGGCACACTCGTCACGATGCCCGAGAAGCACGGCGACGCGGTGTTCACCATCGACGAACCGTGGCTCGACGAGGACACCGGCGAGCAGTGCTACTACCTGAGCAACGAGAACTACATCGGGCTCGACGCCACCGAGTCCGAACTGCGCGAGTTCATGACGGCTGCCGACGCAAGCAAGCGTCGGCTGCCCACCCCCGACGAGTTCGCCAAGGCGTACGACTGGCTCAGCGACCCGTTCAATGATCGGCTCTCGCTCAGCGCCGCCGATCAGGAGGGCGGTGGTCGCGTCGTCCTCGTCGGCCGCACCGTCGAGGGCCTGCCCTTCTATGCCACTGTCTTGGTCGAGCGCATCGACTGGGCCGACAAGTGCTGCGATCACCCGGACGGCTGCGCCTGCACCATGGGGCAGGCCGTGCGATTCGCACGCGAGCACGAGGACGAGCGGACCCACGCGCGGCGGCAGGCTGGGCTCGCCGAGTTGCAGGCCACGAGTCCCGACGAGGAGCCGTCGGCCAGCGAGATTGCTGACCGTGTGCGCCGAGCACGTCAGCACATCGCTAACGGGCCAGCCGGCTCGTGACCGCGACCGCACGGCTGACGACGGCGGAGGTGGCCTCCGTCCTGGTCGACGCGATGGGCGGAACTCTCATCGCCGCCCTCGCGGGCGCGAAGGACCGGAAACTGCCGTACCGCTGGAGGTCCGGTGCTGTCGCGCCGCGCCTCGAAGCGGAGGTCCACCTACGGGCGGCGCTCGACGCCTGGTGGATCCTCACGGCGAGCGACAGTGAGGACACGGCGCGCGCCTGGTTCATCGGCTGCAACCCGCACCTAGGAGACGCGCAGCCCTTCATGGCGCTGCGCGAGGGACGCCTCCGCGAGGTGCTGGCGGCGGCTCGCGCTTTCGTCAGCGACGGACAGGCACCGTGAGCGCACCAAGCCAACCGACGCTGCCTGAGCAGGGGGTGGCGCACTGCATTTTCTGCGACCACACCGAGACCTTCACGACCGACGTCGGACGGTCGGACGCAATGGAGGACCACTACCGGACGCGTCACCGCAGCATGCTCGACGCACTCGTCGGTAGGCCGGGTGCGCGCTTCAAAAAGTCGCCACTGCCTACTCCTCCTGAGGAACTGCGCGCGTCGTTTACGAAGGTCCCTCACCGTCGCCTCGTCTACTGGGAGGTCAAGCACGGCGCTCGCGTCGTCGGAGCCGCATACGCGAAGACCAAGCCGCTAGCCGTCGAGCAGGCCGACGAAGCGGTGCGCGTGCACGAGGCGGTCATCAACACCATGGGTAAGAGGTGCTGCGCATGAGCGAGGACTGGCCGCGCCTTGAGCGCGAGTTGCGCGAGCTGGAGGAGCGCGACCCGAAGATCAAGGCTGCACGCGAACGGGTCGAGCACGTCACCAGCGAGCACGAGCGCTGGCGGCAGGCGATGGTTCGCGACCTGTGGGCGGACGGCTGAGCCGTGCTCTGTCACTACTGCGGCGCGGCCGAAGCGACGACCAGCGACCACATCGTTCCTCGCTCCCGGGGCGGGGCCGACGCCAAGTACAACCGCGTCCCCGCCTGCCAGCCCTGCAATCAGGCCAAGGCCGACGCCATGCCGACCTGTGAGTGCATCACCTGCCGAGCCGCCCTGAACATGCCACGACGCAAGCCGAAGTCGTACAAGGCGCGACGGCCGGACATCCACACCTTGAGCGGCTATCTGCGCTATCCCGCCATGCCGGACGACCTGCGCTAGTTCTTCGGCGCTGGCTAGATCGACCCAGGGCTAGGCCGCATCCTCGTCGTCCTGCGCACGCTTGCGCTGCTGCTCCATGCGGTCGGCCACCAGGTCGAGCTGGGTGTCCCAGAGGTTGCCGTACCGGTCGAGTGTCATCGCCGCCGAAGCGTGCCCGAGCATCCGCTGCACGACCTTCACGTCCGCCCCCGATGCGATGGCCAACGACGCCGCGGTGTGGCGCAACTCGTGCGGGTGCATGTCGCCCAGCCCAGCAGCGAGAGCCGCCGGCTTGAACGCTCGAGCCCGCCAGGAGTGCGGGTCCAGTCGGTGACCCTTCTCGCCCACGAACAACGGACCTGGCTTCTCCGGCAGCCGCGCGAGCACCGACGCCTGGACGGGGACCTCTCGTTCCTTCGAGCCCTTCGTCGGACCCAGCTCGCGGCCCTCAGACGACACCGACCACGAGTGCCGCACCCGGATCCGCTTCCGCACCCGGTCCACATCGTCCTGGCCCAGCCCGAGCGCCTCACCCAGCCGCATGCCCGTCGTGCCCAGCAGCAGCACCAGAGGCCCGTGAGGACCAGACGCTGCCACCAGGCGCTCCAGCTCGGCCCACGACAGGAACCGCATCGAGGTGCGGGTCAGCCGGGGGAGCGCGACACCCTCGGTCGGGTCCCCCGTGAGCAGCCGGTCCGCCATCGCCAGCCGGTAGCAGCGGCGCAGCATCATCAGTCCGCGGTGACGCACCGAAGCCGACAAGCCGGGCCTCGCGACCCATGCGCGAATGTCCGACGGCTTCAGCGTCGTCGCCAGCCGATCCCCGAACGCAGCGACTACGTGTTCTGCGTCGTAGCGATACGCATCCTGGGTCTTCGGACGCAGCCCACCGATGCCCGCCAGGTAAGACTCCGTCATCTCCGCGACCGTCAGCTGCGGACGCTGGTCGGCGATCCGTGGGTCGAGACGTCGCTTGGCATCGAACGTCTCCGCAGCGGTCTTGTTGGCAAACCGCCGCTTGCGCTGCTGTCCACCCTCGCGCCAGCGGACCTCGTATCGCTGACCAGGGCCCGTCCTGGCGCCCCGGCCCCAACGGTCGTGGACGCTCACCGACGCCCGCGCATGCTGACCGTTGGCTCACCGTCCATGGGGATATCGTCCCACTCGACGTCCAGCCACAACCCCGCCAGCAGGTCGGCGTCGGCCTCTTCCATCTGCGTGAACGTCACGCCCTTGTGCTTGAGCTCCAGGTGCGCGATGGCGTGAGCGGTGGCCCACTCTGCGTCGTCGACCTCGCTGATCAGGATTAGCCGGGACTCGTGGTGGATCTCCTCGTTGCAGCCGAGCGGCAGTTCGTTCGTCTGGACCACTCGCCAGCCAGGCCAGCGCTGCTCGAGCTCTTCGGTCACGCAAAACTGGTCGACAAGACGCTTACTCATGATCATCCCCTTTGATGATGCGTCGCTTGGGTGCCGCCTTGCGGTGTCCCCGCGACACGCCCTCCCCCGAAGGCGCTACGGGAGACACTACGGCCGAACCTGTCGCGCCCGATGCATCTTGCGGCAAAGAGTCTGTGCTCGGAGAGAACCAGTCAGGGTGCTCGGTCTCGAGCTCTGCCAGCCGCTTCGAGGCGGCTTCGCCTGCGGCCAGCCGAGACGCGAGCATCCCGAGCAACTCCAGCGTCGACAGCTCTGCCTTCGGCTGCTCGAGGACGCGCTCGACGAGCGAGCGCTTACGTGGCGGCACCCGTCCGGATCGCGCCTCCCAGCCTTCGAGCGTGCGTACCTCGATACCGACGAGAGGCGCGAACTCCTCGCGCGAGTAGCCAGCGGCCACTCGTCGCTCGATGAGTTGCTCTCCCCCAAGAGTCTCCACAGTCGAAGACTCGCACAACCTCGTACCCACACGTACCTCCACGTAGAAACCCGTACGCGGAGCAATCTAGGGGTAACGAGTGGCAGCGCGCTAGTACTTCTACGGAAACTCCCCTAATTCACGTAGTTGACGGGGTTGTGCGAGGTACGTGAAACGCGTAGGGTCTGGCCCATGAAGACCGCAAAACACGTGGACCCGATGGCCGGCGTCGAACTGATGCTGACGGTCAAGCAGGTCGGAGCGGTACTGCAGAAGGACGAGTGGGCGGTGCGAGACCTCATTCACTCGGGCGACCTCTCGGCGCACAACGTCGGCAAGGGGGAGCGGTCGATCTGGCGCATCAAGCCCAGCGACCTGAACCGCTACCTCGACTCGCGCAAGAGCGCTGCCGCATGACCACGCTGCCCGCCCGCTTCTGGGCCAAGGTCGAGAAGACCGACACCTGCTGGCTCTGGAAGGGCCGCGTGATGTGGAAGGGCTACGGGATGTTCAGGTTCGAGAACCGGCCCGACCAGCGGGTACACCGCCTGGCGTACGCCGAGGTGGTTGGTCCCATCCCTGCAGAGATGACGATCGATCACCTCTGCCGCAACCGGGTCTGCGTCAACCCCGACCACCTCGAGGTCGTCACCCGCGAGGAGAACACCCGCCGAGCGCGTGCCCTCGTGACGCACTGCAAGCGCGGACACGAGCTGCCACCGCGTACACCCCACGCGACCCAGCGCGTGTGCCTGATCTGCGTTCGCGCCTTGCGGGCGTCTCGAAAGGCTCGCTCGACCACCACCTGATCTCGGCCCCGCGCGCGTGCTTCGGAGGACCGCGCCGAGACCGACGGGCTGGCCCCCACCATCCCCGGGGGCCAGCCCCCACCACCCATCACGCAAACCGCCGCTGGTCATCCCAGGCAAGGGGTGACGACCAGCGGCAGGCAGGAGACAGCATGACAGACCAGATGCGCCACTCATGGTTGGTGCAGCGGCTGAACAAGCCAGCGGGCGCGGGACGCCTCGCGGCACTCGGCGAGGCGTTCTCGTTCGGGGGCGGGCTGCAGAACGGCGGCCTGTCCAAGGACGCGATGGACCTGCTGCGGTCGGTCTTCTCGTTCGACTACATGGGCGCAGCCGAGTTCGAGTTCGGCGCCGTCCCGGCGGCGCTTCAGGCGATCGCGAAGGCACGGCGCAGCCTCGTTGCCAGCGTCGTGTCTGTCGACCTCGCGACAGTGCCCCTGCCCTGGTCCGCACGGAAGGACGAGCCGAAGATCATCAAGGGCTCGGCGAGCGTCTACGTGCTTTGCCGCAGCGCACACCCCAGCGAGATCGGTGAGCGCATCGTCGGCTGGGCGAGCGAGCCCTACGGCCGGACGTTGAAGGAGTCGACCAACCTCAACCGAGCGTTGCGTCCGAGCGACGAGTTCGACAGTCGGACCTGCGGATGGCTCGAGCTGGACAACGGCTTCTTCTTCTTCACCGACGCCGAGATGTGGGTGAAGACCTGCGCCATCTTCGGCGTCGAGGCGAAGTCCGAGGTGTCCGCATGATGCCCGCCGAGCAGTACCGCCCGACCCACCGTCGCCCCTGCCCCTTCTGCGGCAGCAACGGCTGGTTCGTCGACCAGACGACCGGCCTGATCCGCGCCTGCGTGTGCCTCCCCGCCGACACCGACGAGAACCCGCCGGCCGATGTGGTCGCGCGTCTTCTGCCCGCCGCGCCCGTCAGCGACATCCCGCAGCCCGAGCAGTGGGAGCCGCGCCCGGGCATCGACAACCGCGTCGTCGAGGTGCTGGCCTGGATGCTCGTCGGCCTCGTCGTCGTGCTGGTCGTCGTGATCGTGCGGGGCCTGTCGTGAGCCGCGCGCGGATGATCCAGCGCGCCACTGAGGTGCTCGCGACCTACGAGCCGATCCAGGAGTACGTCCGCAGCAGCCTGGTCGAGGCGATCTTCGACGAGGTACTGCCTCAGGTCAACACCGTGGTCGAGTTGGAGGCGCTGCCGAACTGGACGGTTCTGCTCAACCCGGAAGGGTGGGTGATTCAGACCCCGTGTCCGGCTCAGGCCGCGAACGCTTTCCGTTTCGGTCCCCTGACCGTCGTCTGGAAGCCCGAGGTGACCTCGTGACCTGGGACGTCTTCACAGTGCAAGGACGCTGCCCCTACTGCGGTGCGGAGTCTGGCGAGCCATGCCTGACCTCGACCCAGCGCAAGGCGTATCACTCGCACGTCAACCGAGTCGCCAACGCTCACCGGGTCGACTTGTACCGAGCGCAGGTGGCCTCGTGACCGCCCGCCAGCGCTACTGGACGAGCGTGGTCGCGACGGCCGCCGTCCTGTTCACCCTGATCTGGGTCGTCACCCCGGTGCTCGTGATCGCGGTGGCTCCCTGATGGCCGACAGGTGGCGCGTGCAGGTGCGCGACAAGAAGAGCGGCGACGTCTTCGGCTGGAAGACGGTCGTGGACCGGCTGAACCGGCAGACCGCCGGAGAGACGGCCGAGTTCTACGCCCGCCGCTACCCGGAGTGGACGCTGCGGCTCCTCGACGACACGACGGCTGAGGCCGTGCACCTGGGCCGCGACGGGAAGCCGCTAGAGACCGTCGGTGGCGGATGCGAGTGCTGGGTCACGCCGGAGAGCGAGTGGTTCCGCTACGGCAGCGCCGTCGAGCCCGGCTCGGCAGTCGAGCCGAACCCGGAGTGCCCCCAGCACGGGGGCTTCGCCGAGCCGGTCATGCGACGCGACGCCCGAACCTCGGAGCAGGTCCTCGCTGACCTCGCAGCCGATCGCTATGAGGCCTCGTTGGAGCGGGGAGGGTCCGATGTCTGAGCGTCGTCGCTGGCTAACGGACAAGCAGCTTGACCACGCAGACCGCATGCGAGCCGAACTCGTAGCCCGCCGGGAAGCGCACATCGCCAAGCACGGGCCGCACACCTGCACGCCTGACCCTAAGGACCCGTGGTCGACGTGCGACCTCGAGAAGGCGGTGGCGTCGTGATGGCCGCGCTCCGAGAGGCGGTCGCCGACAGCGTGTTCCGCCGCGGCGAGTACGTCGACAACCTCGCCAACGACATCGAGCGGATGAGCCTCACCGCCGAGCAGGCGGTCGCGCACCTGCGGCTCGTTGCCCAGCTGCTCCGCGAGGAGAGCGACAAGGCGATGCAGGAGCGTGCCTCGTGAGCGGGCGCATGGTCAGCGTGACGGAAGCGCGGAACCTGTCGTCGCTCGCCAAGCGCGACCAAATCCTGCACCCCGAGGTCGTAGTTCCCGACCTCGCCCACACGGTCGTTGTGCAGGCCGAGCAGATCGCCGCGCTTGGCGAGGCCATCAAGGACTTGTGCTGGAAGGCGACGCAGTACGGCGAAACGGCCGACGGCGACACCTTCGCGTACATCCTGCCGAAGGGAACCGTGCATCGGCTCATCGGCGCTGCGCAGTCCGCTGGCATACCTGCGGTCTTCCGTAACGCGGAGGTGGAGGCATGAGCCTCGTCGGATTCAAGGGCCAGAATCACCCGCAGCAGATCGGTAAGCGCGGCGCACTGGACGAAGTCGATGACCGGGGCACGCCGCCCGAGTTGTTCGACCCGCTGAACACTCTGCACCACTTCACCCTGGACGTGGCGGCCGCGCCGCACAACGCCAAGTGCTCCACGTTTTACACCCGCAAGGACGACGGGCTTGCTCAGCCGTGGGCCGGGGCGGTCTGGTGCAACCCGCCGTACTCCGACCTGCTGGCTTGGGTCGGGAAAGCGTGGTCCGAGTGGTTCTCGGGTGCTCCCTCGCTGATCGTGATGCTGCTCCCCGCCAATCGACCTGAGCAGCGGTGGTGGCAGGAGTACGTCGAGCCGTTCCGCGACCAGGGTGGGCCGCTGTCCGTCCGCTTCCTCGCCGGTCGCCCGCGCTTCATCATGCCGGGTCAGACCGAGGTGCTGCCGAACCAGCGACCCCCGTTCGGGCTATGCACGCTCACCTGGACGCACTCGTGACCGCGCCGACGCTGCTCACGCAGCCCGAGCACCACGGCCTCACCATCATGCGCAACGTCGAGCAGGGCACCGAGGATTGGCACAACCAGCGACGCGGCATGGTCACGGCGTCGGTTGTCGGCAGGCTGATCTCGGTCGGCTACCTCGGAGCTGACGGCTACGACTGCCCCGAGTGCGGCGCTCAGTCGGGTCTGCCGTGCCTGAGCAAGGTCAAGAAGGCCGGCGAGTCCGGAGCACCGATCCGTACCTTTCACGGTGCCCGCACGGAGGTCGCGACCGGCAACCGCACGGACGCTGCCCAGGTCTTCGCGCCCGCCACAGGTGACGATGCGCGCGGGCTGACGCTGCTACTCGCAGCCGAGCGCATCACTGGACACACCGACCCGACCTACATGTCCGACGACATGTGGCGCGGCCAAGAGGACGAGCCGATCGCCCGCGAGGTCTACAGCCAGCACTTCGCACCCGTCTCGACAGTCGGCTTCATGGTCCGCACCGGTCCCGGCTTCACGATCGGCTACTCACCCGACGGCCTGATCGGCGACGACGGTCTGATCGAGATCAAGTCGCGGCGGCAGAAGAAGCAGCTCGCCACGATCCTCGACGGCCAGATCCCCGCCGAGAACATGGCGCAGATGCAGTGCGGCCTCCTCGTCTCCGGCAGGGCGTGGTGCGACTACGTGTCCTACTGCGGCGGCATGCGGCTCTGGGTCCAGCGCGTGACGCCGGACCCCCGATGGTTCGCGGCCATCACCGCTGCCGCTCAGGCATTCGAAGAAGCGGCCATCGAGATGGCCGCCACCTACCAAGAGGCAACCCAAGGGATGCCTGATACCGAACGACCCGACCTCGAAATGAGCATCTGAGATGGACCTTCGTGTAGACCTCATCCTTCGTGTTCAGAACGACCACTCGGCCTCCGCTTTTGGCACTTCAAAGTCGCCGAAGGGCGAGCATTGGCGCTGCGCATGCGGCGAGTCCTATCAGGGCAAGGGCGCGTTAAGCAGCGGGCATCGCCATAGCGCCACCGAGATCCTGTCGGCGCTCGACGCGGCCGCGACGAACGCATGACCGCGTTCGACATCTCCGACACGCTCGCGCCGAACTCCGATCAGCTCGACGCAGTGGACCTGCTGGGCGGGCCGCAGACCTTCACCATCAGCAAGGTCAGCAAGGGCAACCCCGAGCAGCCCGTACAGATCCACCTGGCCGAGTTCGACCGGCCCTGGCGACCCGGCAAGAGCATGCGCCGCGTCATGGTCGCCTGCTGGGGCCCTGACGCCAACCAGTACGTCGGTCGCAGTGTCCGCCTGTGGTGCGACCCCAAGGTGGCGTTTGGCGGTCAGGACGTCGGAGGCGTTCGCATCCTCGCTCTGTCGCACATCGACAAGCCGAGAGGCATCCCGCTCCTCGTCTCTCGCGGCAAGAGCGCCATCTACAAGGTCGACGTCCTGAAGGTCGAAGCGCCGAAGACCTCGCCCACGGTGTCGCCCGAGCTGCTGGCCGACCTGTCCGCAACGTTCGAGCGCAAGGGCATCCCCGAGGAGGCGCGACTCACCGGCGTGCACCGCATCACCGGAGGTTCGCAGACCGGCCTCGAGGTCATCACCGAAGACGAGGTGCGCCAGGTGCTCAAGGCGCTGGAGTCGCGGCCCGATGTCGCACCCAAGCAGGCCGAGCAGCAGCCCGAGCCCGCCGACGACTGGCCTGCCGTGGCCCAGCCGGGCGGTGCCCAGTGACCGCGGTCGTCGCAGGCGCGCCCCACGCCTCCGGCCGTGTGGCTGGGGAGGGCGCGCGCCACCGCGCTCTCCCCAGCCTGCCCAGTGATCCGGTCAACCACCCCGCGCACTACACGAGCCACCCGAGCGGCGTGGAGTGCATCACCGTCGCCGAGCACTACGGCTTCAACATCGGCAACGCCATCAAGTACCTGTGGCGCGCTGGCCTCAAGGGCGGCGCCATCGAAGACCTGAAGAAGGCCGCTTGGTACGTCAATCGCGAGATCGAGAAGCGCACCAAGGAGGACGAGCAGTGACCGAGATCCAGTTCCGCAGTGACATGTCGGTCGAGACCACGCGCGTCGAGGGCGACGACCTCGACGTCGCCCGAGCAGCCTGGGTTAGCACAAAGGGTCAGCGAGCCGAGGACGAGGCGGACCGCGACCGCGCTACAGGGCTGATCAACATGCTGATGCGCGACCGACACGGCTCGCCCTTTGAGCAGGTCGGTCTGCAGTTCCTCGTCTCCGCGCCGATCTTCGTCTGGCGCGAGCACATGCGCCACCGCATCGCTTCCTACAACGAGATGAGCGGGCGCTACACCCAGCTCGCGCCGGTGTTCTACGAGCCCGCCGTCGACCGGGCGCTGGTCCAGCAGGGCAAGCCCGGGGCCTACTCGTTCGTCGCGGGCACGGAAGAGCAGCACGGCAACGCAGTCTTCGCCATTCGGCACGCAGCCCGTACCGCGTACGGGCTGTACGAGGTCCTGCTCGCCCAGGACGTCGCCAAGGAGGTCGCTCGCATGACGCTTCCGGTGAGCATCTACTCGACCGCCTACGTCCGGATGAACCTCCGCGCGCTGATGAACTTCCTCAGCCTCCGCACCAAGAGCCCGAACGCCCGGTTCCCTTCGTTCCCCCAGCGCGAGATCGAGATGGTCGCCGAGCAGTACGAGCGGGCGATGGAGGACCACTTCCCGCTCGTCTGGTCAGCCTTCGTGCTCAACGGACGGGTGGCACCCTGATGGATCTCGTCAACCGCTCCGCCACCCCGAAGGACCGGACCGTCAGCGACGACGCGACCCGGCTGCAGATCGTCGAGCACCTGATCGACGGGAAGACGATCCCGCAGATCGCCGAGCTCGTCGGCTACCACCGGACCCAGGTGCAGATGGTCGCCTGCGCGCACGGCTACCCGACGGCGAAGTACATGGAGCGGTCGCGGGACCTGCTGGCCGCGCGGGTTTCTAGCGAGGCGCCGTGAGAGTCGTCGTCGCCAACCCACGCCCGTCGATTCCGGGCAGCCTCACAGACCTCGTAGAGCGCGGTCGCGCTTCTGAGTGGGGTAGCACTCGGCGCCGAGCCGAAGAACTCGTCGCTGCCGTCCGTGCTCTTCGGGGAGCGCTCGAAGCGGACGGCAAGAAGCCTGCGAGGCCGAGCGAAGCCACGCACGAAAGGCAGTACGACAACCGCTGCGGCGCGATTGCCACTGACGGCCCTTGCCGTACGCCCGTGCACGCTGCGGGAGTGCATTGCTGGAGGCACCCATGAGCACGATCCTCGCGATCGACCCAGGCGACCAGCAGTCCGCCTTCTGCCTCATCGACCGGGCGTCGCGCCGGCCGATCGAGTTCGCCAAGGTAGCGAACTCCGTCCTGCTGGAGCACCTCCGCACAAACACATGGGGCCAGGACGTCGCGGCCATCGAGATGATCGCCTCCTACGGCATGGCCGTGGGCGCATACGTCTTCGAGACGTGCGTGTGGATCGGTCGCTTCGCCGAGGCCGTCGTCTACTCGCAGCACCTCGAGCCGGACCTGATCAAGCGCCAACCAGTCAAGCTCCACCATTGCCACAGCGCGAAGGCGAAGGACACCAACGTCCGCCAGGCCCTCATCGACCGCTTCGGCGCCGGCGCGAGCAACGGCGGCAAGGGCACGAGGGCCGACCCGGGCTGGTTCTACGGCTTCGCCGCGGACGTCTGGCAGAGCTACGCGCTGGCCGTCTTCGTGGCTGACCAGCAGGCCGGGGTCACGCCGTGAGCGCCGCACGCCCAGTGCTCGTCATGACGGCTCACCCCGAGGGACCCGCAACGGTCGGACTCTGCCTGTGGCTCTCGTACTGCCGGGGCATCGGCGAAGTCGTCGCCCGGCACCGCACCGCCATCACGTCCGTGCAGCACGAGCCGGTGAGGCGGAACCCGTGACCGCGACCGAAGAGACGCGCCCCTACGTCTCGCAGCGCAGAGGTAAGGCGCCCGAGCGATCCGCTACCTACCAGATCGCCAGCCCCGGAGACTGGGCTGCGGACGGCAACTGCGTCGGCAGCGCGGAACCGGACATCTGGCACTCCGACGACAGCCACCGCGAGCGCGAGTCCGACTCCTACAACAGCGACGCCAACCTCGCCATTCGCATCTGCAAGACCTGCCCGGTACAGGTGGCTTGCCTCCAGTACGCACTCGAAGTTCCCCAGGCTGCCGACTGGGGCATCTGGGCCGGTACGACGGCCGCTGAGCGTCGCGTACTGCGCCGGAGGTCCGCATGACCGAGCGCGAGTACATCCTCGCCCGCCTCCAGGTCGAGCGGGAGCAGGCCATGGCCCGCTGGAACGTCGCCGGACCGTCGCACGCACGCGTCCAGCCCCGTGAGCCGCGTCGTCTCGTAGCCGCCGTGCAGGCCGAGCAGCGACGCCGTGAAGCCTGGCGAGGGACCGCCGCATGACCACCGCAGAGCAGGCCGACCGGACCGCGCGCAACATCCTCGAGCTCGTCCAGGCACGCCGCCAGCTCGCCGCCGTGCGGGTGGTCGTCGACCGCCTTCGGAGTAGCCCAGCACCGAGCGAGGGGTTCCGCCTCGACCTGGTGGTGGAAGACCTCGACGCCGCGCTCGCACATCAGCCCGCGCCCACGTCCTCCGACTCCCGAGAGGTCCCCGCCTGATGGCCCGCCGCATCCCCGACGGCTTCGTGCCGCTCCACACGAATTACCTGCGCGACCTCGCCATCCAGCGTGCTGGCGTCGAGGCCGAGCTGCTGTACATCCGGGGCCTGGCGCACTCGAAGGGCGGGAAGACCGATGGGTTCCTGTCGACGTTCGACCTGCCCGTGTTCGGCGTCCGGCTGAAGCGCGTCGAGGTCCTGGCCGCCGCTCTCGTGCGCGAGGGGCTGTGGGTCGAGGCCGAGGACGGGTGGCGCATCCGGTCGTGGACGAAGTGGAACGGGACGCCCGAGGAGATCGCCGAGCAGACGGCACGCCAGCAGGCCGCGGCGGTTCGGACGAACCACAACCGGTGGCACCAGGAGCAGACGAAGAACGACTGCCCGCTGTGCCAGAGCGAGCCGCTGAGGTTGGTTGGTGCACGGTGAACGGAGACGATATGCCTGACCTCGACCCTGCCGTGATCATGGCGAAGCACTCGCCGGACGGATGGGCAGACGACGGACAGGGTTGGTGTCCCTCATGCGGCATGTTCATCGTCGGCCCGGGGTGCGAGGCCTACCGCTTGGCTGAGGCGCTGGCCGCCGAGCAAGCCAAGGTGGCGCGGGCGTGGGCCTGGTACCGCGACGAGTCCGGCCTCGTGGATGAAAGCGATCTCGCTGCCGCCCTCGCTGACCAGCCCGAGCGGGGCAGCGGTGACCCTTTCACCTGCGTCTGCGTCGAGTGCGGCGCTGTGGTCACTGGACGCGGCGGTGATCCGATCGCGGTGCTTGACGGATGGGTCTTCGACGGCAGCGCCTGGCGTTGCCCCGAGCACGCCGCTCGCGCTCGTACGCCCGAGCAGGAGCAGGGCCGGTGAGCGGATCGCTACACCGATCGCTAGAGCGTTCGCTACACCGATCGGTGGGGGTGATCGCTAGCGAATCGCAGAGCAAGAGCAAGAGCAAGAGCAAGAGCAAGAGCAAGATTCCGACCGACAAGTCGGGAGCACTGGTCCAGGTCTGTCTGTGGTTGATAGCTCTACTTCCGAATCCGAAATCGTTAGGTACCTACACGCGCGAGATGGCGACGCTCGGATTCGGGGTGACAAGATGATCAACCACGACCAGGCCGCCCGCATCGCCGCCTCCATCACGATGCTCCGACCCGACTGGCCGCAGTCGCAGATCGTCACTCTCTGTGGCGAGCTCAAGCACTGGCCGCTGCTCGACCTCGCCGTCGGCCTGGCCTACATCGCCATCGACCGCAAGCCCGACGGCAGCTGGGCCAGCAAGAGCCCGTACCGCGTCAAGGAGCAGGGACCATGGCGAGCGATCGGCATCGTCGACCCCGAGCAGCAGGCCGCACGCGACCGTGGCCAGCGCGAACTGCAGGAGCGGCACGACCTCATCGCCACCCGAGCCCGCGCCATCCGCCTCTGCCCGATCTGCGACGACGAGGGACGGCTCGCCAACAGCCGCCTCTGCACCCACGACGACCGGGCCACGCAGACCCGCAGCACCGGAGCCGCAGCCGCACGCCAAGCACTCGCCGATGCACGAGCAGCACGCCAGCAGACCCAGACCCAGGAGACCGCCGATGCCTGACCTCAACCCCGCCGCCGTCATGGCCGCGCACGCTCGACACTTCGACGGATTCACACGCTGCATCGAGACCGTGCGCCTACGGCCGGAAGAGCACTGCGAGCCATATCGCCTGGCAGAGGCGCTGGCCGCCGAGCAGGCCAAGGTGGCGCGGGTCGAGCAGAGGCTCAACAACGCGGACGAACACGGCCTAGACGACGTTAGCGATGACTTCGCTGAGGGTTACTGGCTCATGCACGAGCAAGTCCGCGTGGCCCTCGCTGACCAGCCCGAGCAGGTGACCCGATGAGCACCCCGCCTGTGGACGTGGCCGCGATCCGAGCGGCGCTGGCAAAGGCGACCCCCGGGCCATGGGAGAGCGATCGGACGTTCTGGAAGATCGGCTCAAAGTACCCGGGCATGGACCATTTCTGGCACGACATCCTCGCCGTGAGTGCTCGTCCGATCGGACGATTCGACGACTCGCTGCCGAACGGAACCGCCGACGCCGAGCTGATCGTCCTGCTCCGCAACAACGCCGAGGCGCTGCTGGACGCACTGGAGCGGGCTCAGGCGGCGAGCGAGGGCCTGGACATGCTGGTCGCTCAGGCCGAGCGGCGGGGCGCGACTGACGCGTGGAGCAAGGGGCTCGTCAGTGGCATTGGATTCGCAACCCGAATGCAGCGTGATCCGGAGACGTGGGAGCCAGTCAACCCCTACCGCGACGCCATCGAGACCGGGAGCACCGACCTGTGACCCAGCCCTGCGACATGTGCAGCCAGCCCAGCCAGACCCCGACATGCCCCCGGTGCCTCGGCTACCAGGCGTGGGCCGGCAAGGACTCCGCCGGTGCGTCACCGACCCGCCTGGCCAAGACGAAGCCCAACCTCGAGGCGCTGCCCGGCCTGGTCGCGGCGCTCGCCCGATGCGTCACCGAAGCGCCCGCTGACGCTGGTGGCGGTAGCGGAGGCAAGCCCGGGTCGAAGCCGCCGATGCGCCTCGACGTTGTGCACCTTGTCGACGAGCGCGAGAAGCCGCTGTGGTGGGGCGAGGACCCGCGCGAAGCCGATCTGCAGGACCGGTACGGCGTCACGTGGTCGCTGCACGCCTGGTCGCGCGTCGTCTGGGAGGAGATGCCCGACGCGGACTTCCTGGCCGAGACGCCCACGACCGAGACCGAGAGCACATACCTGCTGGCCGCGTGGACGTGGATCGGGCAGCAGCAGTGGGCCGACGAGTTCTGCGACGACGTCAACGCGCTCGCCCGCAAGTGCCGTGCCGGACTGGGCATCCGTCCCGAGCTGCGGCTGTCGTGCCGCTACTGCCACGACCTCGTCCAGCCCGTCGACGCCAAGCACGACGTGACCACGTGGGAGGCGTGCGCGTACGGCCTGTGCCGCGGGTGCGGTCGGGACTACCCGCTTGGTCCGGCCCTCGCGGCGCTGGGTCAGGTGCAGGACCCGATGACGCTCAAGGCCATCTCGGCAGCGACCAGCCTGCCCGAGCGAACCCTGCGACGGTGGTCCGAGCTCGGGGCGATCAAGCCAGCACCGGACTCGGCAGGGCGCCGACGCGGGCGCCTGTTCGACCTGGCCGAAGTGCGGGCCGCGGCGAGGACCTTGAACCGGTCGCTTGCAGGGTGAATGACAGCCGTGTAATCTTACGGCCACTTGGGCGTACTGCTATGCCCTGAAGCGCCGTCGAGCTCACGCTCCGGCGCTTCTGTCGTCTTCCGGCTGCACCGCTACCTGCCCGGCGTGGAACCCGGCGACGGGAACGGCGGCAGCGGCTTCCCGCTAGCGCTCGCTAGACCACCGCGCGTGGCCGGAACCTCCGTGCTCGATCCCCGTCAAGGAGACCCACATGCCGAAGTCCAAGCCCGGCGCGCGCTGCCGGTACGCCGGTGAGGAGCCGTTCGGCACGCTGCCCGACGGCATCCGCCCCGGCACTGAGGTCACGGTCCGCGAGCTCGTGCCCGCCGGGGAGGCAGGCGCCCACACCGACACCGAGGACTCCGTCGTCGTCGAGTGGGAGCAGGCCGACGTCGCCTACGACGACCAGGGCGCCGCGTCGCTCATCCACCGCTCGCGCGCCACGTCCATCGCCGCCGACGTGTTCGGTGACCTGTTCGAGGCGGTGGCCTGATGCCGTTCACCACGACGATCGTCGGCGCGCAGCGCTACCTCGACGCCATCACCGGCCGCGCCGCAGCAGCCGCGCGCACGACGTACCTCGCCGCGCTGACCGCCGCGCCGACGCGGACGACGACGCTGGCCACGATGGCCGAGGTCGCCGTCGCGGGCTACGCCCGCCAGACGTACGTGCCGACCGCGCCGACGTCGGCGGACCCGCCCGTCACCGGGCTGAGCACCGCCGACACGTTCGGCCCGTTCACCGGCGACCCGCCCGCGATCACGCACCTCGCGCTCGTCTCGGCGTCGTCCGGCACGACCGGTGACCTGGTCGGCTACTGGGCGGTCGACACCGCCAAGGACGTCGGCATCGGCGATTCCGTCACTGTCGCATCCGGTCAGGCCACGATCTCCGCGACGTCCTGATGCGCCGCACCACCGCCACGCCGCTCGCGGCCCTTGCCCTGGTCGTCGGGCTGCTCGCCGGCACGACCGCTTCAGCGGCCACGGCGAACGACGCAGCTTGCCGCAAGGCGACCGTCTCCGGCTCTCCCAGCACCACCGAGCTGCTCGCCTACGACGCGTGCCGGTTCGACAGGCTCGACGCCGCTGTGGCCGCGCTCAAGCCGATCTCCCCGTCCCCGAGCCCCAGCGTCACCACCCCGCCGACCGCGAGTACGGCTCCGACCAGCCCGGGCCCGACGCTCGTGCCCACATCTTCGCCAAGCCCGACCAGCAGCCCGACCCTCGGTGCGAAGCCTGGCCCGTCGAACACCGGCGTCCCGGACGGCACCACCCTCACGGCGTACACGGGTCCGACGACCATCACCACGGCCGGCACCGTGATCGACGGCAAGGACGTCAGCAGCGCGCTGCGCATCGAGGCGAAGAACGTCGTCATCCGCAACTCGAAGATCCACGGGTCCGACGCGATCGGGATCGACACCACCGACTCCGGCGGCCTGACGATCTCCGACAGCGAGGTCTACGACTTCGAGACCGGGCTGGTCTACAGCAACTTCACCGCCGTGCGACTCGACCTGCACGACCTGTCGTACGACGGGGTGAAGCTCAGCAGCAACGCCACGGTCCGCGACTCGTGGATCCACGCGCCGAAGCCGACCCCCGATGCGCACTGGGACGGCATCCAGGTCCAGAACGGTGTGGTGAACACCCTCATCCAGGGCAACAACATCGACCCGAGCGGGGCAGACACGAACTCGGCGCTGTTCCTGTGCCCCGACCTCGGCCCCACCACAGCCGGCCCACTCACCGTCACCGGGAACTGGCTCAACGGCGGCAACTTCACCGTGAACGTCCTCGACGGCAACAACGGGCAGTACTTCATCCGCGACATCCGGGTGACGAACAACCGCTTCGGTCCCGACCACAAGTACGGCTACTCCAACGTGAACGTGCCGATCACCCAGTCGGGCAACGTCGTTGACGCCACGGGTGCGCCGCTCGCCCTGTAGGAGCCAACGGTGCCGATCGTTCAGCAGGCGTCCGGCACCTTCACGGGGTCGAGTCTCACCCCGACGCTGCCCGCCGCGTCGTCGGCGGCTAACTGTGTCGTCGTGTTCGTCGCTGCGAACACGACCGTCGCCACCCCCGCAGGGTGGACGTTGCGCGCCTCGCAGGTCAATCAGATGGGGCACTACCTGTTCGACCGGCAGGGCGTGTCGCTGACGTCGGTGACGATCACCAACAACGGCGGCGGCACAGCCGGCACGTGGTGGATCGCCGAGATCCAGGGCGGCGTCTACAACACCTCGCTGGGCCAGAACAACACGAGCAGCCAGACGACGTACAACACCGCTTCGCTCACGCCAGCCGCTGGCAACCGGATCCTGATCGCGTCCATCGGCTCGACGACCAATGGCGCTGTCGTCCGCACGACGTCCGGCTGGACGAACGGCTTCGTCGAGCAGGCCGACGTGTGCGCTCCGACTGCCGACTACCCGATGCAGGCTGTTGCAGTCCTCGACGGGGTCACGGCCACCGGTTCTGCGGCGTACAGCACGACGACGACGTACAGCGCCTTCAGCACGGGCCGCACGGCGATCATCGCGTCGTACGCCATCAGCGCCAGCGGCAGCGGCGCCGCCTCACCTGTCACCGCGTCCGGATCGACGGGCACGACCGGCTCGGCCGCGCTCACCACCACCGCCCAGCCGACCGCGTCCGGATCTACGACGACATCAGGCGCGGCCACCCTGGCCGTGCCCGCTGCGGTCGCCGCTTCTGGCTCCACCGGTACGACCGGCCAAGCAGCGCTGACCGCGACCGCACCGCTGACCGCGAGCGGGTCGACCACACCCACAGGGCCTGCGGCACTGACCCCCACGGTCCGGCTAGCCGTCAGCGGCTCGACGGGTCCCGCCGGCCAGGTCACGCTGACCAGCACCGTGCGCGCCACCGCCTCTGGGTCCACCGCACCGACCGGATCGGCCGCCCTCAGAGCGACCGCGCCGGTCACCGCGAGCGGCTCGACCACGGCGACCGGCTCCGCGTCCTTCGGCAGCTCCACGACCCCGGCCACCGCCGGCGGCACCACGGACCCCACCGGGTTCGCAATCGCCACCGCAGCCGCCCGGGTGACAGCGGCCGGCACCACCAGCCCGACCGGGTCAGCTAACGCCACCAGTTCGGCCAGCGTCACCGCGACCGGAACCTCCGCGGTCACCGGCCAAGCCAGCGTCACCGCCGCAGCACCGCTCGCAGCGAGCGGATCGACCGTCCTCACCGGGACCGCTGGCCTAGCCGCACAGCAGTCGCTCACCGTCGCCGGCTCAACGACCCCGTCGGGCAGCGCCGCACTGAGCGCGGTCAGCCCGCAAGGCGTCACCGTGTCGGGGTCGACCAGCCCCACCGGCCAAGCTGCTCTCACCGTGCGCGCCCTGCTGACCGGCAATGGCGCCGCCGTTGTCGACGGCCACGCCACGGTCGTCGCCCAGGCCACAGTGACCAGCAGCGGCACCACCGCACCGACCGGCACGGCTGCGCTCGGCGCCACTGGCCAGTCGGCCATCACCGCGTCGGGCAGCACCAGCACGACCGGCGACGGTCAGCTGCAGCCGCTCGTCGTGCTTACCGCGTCCGGATCCACCAGCACCAGCGGCATCGTGCAGACCCGCGCCACCGCCACGCCCACCGCGGCGGGCGCCACTGCACTCGCCGGGCAGACCGCGCTCACCGCGCTGCTCCAGCTGGCTGCGTCCGGCAGCGTGCGCGTCACAGGATCAGCGAGCCTGGCTGCAACCAACGAAGAGCCCGCCCACGACTACACCTTCGCCGGCCACCTCGACCCGCGCAGATGGACGGGCACGCTCGACCAGCGGGCCTGGTCCGGCCACCTCGAGCCCCGATTGTGGGAAGGAGCGCTCGCGTGACCGGCACCCCGCACGAGACCGACGAGCTGCGCCCCTTCACCGTGCTGGTCAACCAGCAGCCCATCACAACAGCCGACGGCGTCAAGGCCTGCATCGTCCAGGCCGGCGACCGCCCCACCGTGTGGGTGGATCCGGTCGTGCGTGACGGCAAGACCCTGATGCGGGTGGCCGGGCTGGCTCGTGGTGCGTACGACACGTGGGCCCAGGTCAGCCGAGGTGACGAGGTAGCAGTCATCTACCTCGGTCGGCTCTACGTCGACTGATGCACGATCGCGCCAGCACCACCGATCGCGGCTACGGCAACGAGCATCAGCGCGAGCGGCGCAAGTGGCAGGCCAGGCTCAACGGTGGCCGAGTCGTGCAATGCACGTGTCACGGCAGCTGCAAGCGGCACAGCGGTCAGTGTGAAGTGATGATCGACCGCGAGACACCGAGCGACCAATGGGACCTTGCGCACAACGAAGGGCAGCAGGGCTACGCGGGACCTTGGTGTAGGTCCTGCAATCGCGCAGACGGTGCCGTGCGGTCGAACGCACCCAAGTTGATCATTCGGGAGTGGTGACCCCCCGTCCAGAAGATCCAGACGTCACCGGCACTTGCCTCCGCCAGCAGCCAAAAATTCTCTCGACACGTTTCACGA